CCAGTCAGGCATGCAAGCTGGCGGAGAACACAACGAGCTTATCAATGGAATGTACACGCCCGAAGAATGGTGGAAACTCGCCAAACTCAGTGCCACGAATTTTTCACGAGGTTTTGCTGAGGCAGGCTATCACAAGCAAATTAGTGGGCGCTTGACAGAGCCTTTCCAGATGATTCGCGTGCTCGTGACAGCCACGGAAACGGAGAACTTCTATTGGTTAAGGGACGATAAGGCTGCTGATCCTACGTTGGCTGAGCAGGCTAAGTGCATGCGTGAGGCACATTTGAAGAGTAAGCCTCAAGTGTTGAAGGCGGGTGAGTGGCATTTGCCTTTTGTGCCAACCCTTCGGAACTACTCCACAAAAAAGTTAATGTATTGCGAGGAGATTACCAATCATCATGACAACACACCAGCTTACGAGTATTACACATTGGGAGATGCTATCAAAGTATCGTGCGCTCGCTGTGCAGCAACTTCGTTTCGGAATACCGATTATGATCTTGCTAAATCCTTGCAAGTGTATGATCGGCTGGTAAATGGGGATAAGATTCATGCTGGGGCTTTGGAACACCAAGCCTCGCCTATGAAAGACAGCTTTTCACCGGGAGCGGGTGAGTGGGCGGATAATGATCCGGGCGACCCTGAATCTTGGGAGCAAGGTATTAGCCATGTAGATCGCAGTGGACAATTTTGGTCAGGTAATTTTGCAGGCTGGGTGCAGTACCGCAAGCTTGTGCCGGGTGAGTGCTACAAAGGGAGTAAGTGATGATTACACTTTACATTGCAGGCTGGCTTCTGTCAGGCTTTGCAGCAGCCTATATTGGTTATCGCTGGGTGGATGATCGAAAGTTTGACACAGAAATGCTTACGGCTATTATTGTTACGGGGCTTGGCGGCGTTGCGTTGGTAATTGTGCTTATGGCTTTGGTGGCTAAGGTTAAGTTTTCAAAGTTCTTTGGCATGACTGTGTTTAAGAGTGAGTGAGGAGTGATGCAAAACAAATGGGGCATTGATTTAGAGCGAGAGCATAACTGCCAGTGTCCACGTTGTGCAAGGAATGGTAGAGACCGCTCTTGCAATAATCTAAAAGTATATGGCGGCGACAAGGGAGCTTTCTGCTGGAGTTGCGGATTCGTAATTCCTTCAGCGGAGCATCGTGAAGCTATGGGTTGGGATGAAGAAACAGACGAAGAGGAATATGTGAGCACACGAGAAAAGATTACGCCAGAGCAGAACGAGCAGATTAAAAGTTACACTGGAAACGATGGCAAGGGCTATCGAGGTATTCGCAAGGACATTAATACCTTTTTCGGGGTGCGTTATGAGTATGATGAGACGACAGGTGAGCCAATCAAGCAGTACGTGCCTACTACCATTGATTCAGATTTGTGTGGATACCGTGTACGAGTGTTCCCCAAGGACTTTAGCCAAAGTATTGGTCAAGTAGGTAAGGAAGTAGACTTCGTGGGAGAGTTCCGCTTCAAGAGCCATACCCGCACGCTCATGATTACGGGTGGCGAGATTAAAATGTTGGCATCTTATCAGATGATGCTGGACGACCAAAAAGCCCGCGACAAGATGAATTTTGAGACTGTTGCCGTGGTTTGTAGTACCCTCGGAGAAGCTGGTGCAGCGCGTCAGGCACAGTCCCGTTATGATTTCTGTATGCAGTTCTCCAAAATTGTGATTTGCATGGATCAGGACGATGCTGGAGCAGAAGCCGCTGAGAAGCTGGCTAAAGTTCTGCCACGTGGTCGTGTGTTTATTATGAAAATGCGTTATAAAGACGCTGATACATATATTGCCAAAGGTAAGGAAAAGGAGTTTGTGCAGGACTACTGGAATGCTAAGCCGTGGTCCCCTGCTGGCTTGTACACTGCTGACCAGTTGTATGATGCAGCGTTGGCGCACATCAGCATGGAGCGATTGCCAATGCCTAGCTTCCTTCCTACGTTGAATCGGATGCTTGGCGGCGGTATCCCTAAAGGTGGTTGTATTGTTCTGATTGCAGCGGCTTCATCTATTGGCAAGACAACGGTTCTGAACCAGTGCCTTGTTGAGTGGATTATGAACGACAATGAGCGATTTGGTGTTGTATCGCTTGAGGCCACAGCAGGTGATTATGCTGCCAATCTTATCTCGTATTACACGAAGACCCGCTATATGGGTATTGAGAGTCGTGACGAGCGCATCAGCATGATGTCTAGCGAGGCTACTAAAGAAGCTGCTAAAGAACTTTTTACTCGTGAAGATGGCTCTCCTCGTTTTGTATTGTGTGATGACCGTGGCGAGAAGCTGGAAGTCATGCAGACCAAGATTGAAGAGATGGTTAAGGCAATGGGCTGCACCGCAATTCTTATCGATGTGACAAGCGATCTTCTCAGCGGCCTGACGATTTCTGAACAAGAGATGCACATGGACTGGCAGAAAAAGTTGACTAAGGAGACGGGCGTAACTTTGCTGAACGTAGTCCACATTAGGAAGGCTGCATCAGGCCAAAAGGAAGGTAGCCGAGGCGCTGCTGTAAGCGATGAATCGATTATGGGCACCTCGACGCTCTACAAGAGTGCGTCTATAATCATTGGCTTGCAGCGAGATAAGATGGCTACTGAGGACATTGTTCGCAACACCACAGAAGTCATGCTACTTAAGAACCGCGCTAACGCTGATACAGGGCCAGCAGGAAAGCTGTACTATGACAAGATGACGCACCGACTGCACGATTTTGACTTGTATATGCAGGAGCATCCTCATGAGTTTTAATTAATGCTTGACAAATAGTACAGGTTGTGCTATAATGGTGTTTTAGAGGAGGCACCTTATGTCATTTGATTATCGTAATTGCACCACCGAAGAGCTTGCTGACCACGTAGAAGCTAGTAACGCACAGATTATCACCACTACCCTCATCTACTACCAAAAACGTGGAGTAGATGAGATGGTGAATAAGATTAAGGAAGCCCGTAAGATTGTTAAGAAACGGAAGTTGCTGAAGCAATTGGAGGGCATGTAATGGCTTGTATTGTACCGGATTACAAGAAAGACGGTTTGTGGGTCTCCAGTTTCTACGAGGGAGGGAAACAATGCAGGACTAAATCAAGTTCTGTATGGAGTCATATGAAGTCTAGATGTAAAGCTGGCGGGTATGTACAGAGGATTAGACCGACTTATAGCGGCTGCACAATGGCCGCTGAGTTTTACGATTATCAGGTTTTTGCTGATTGGTTTAACGATCAAATTGGAATTGATTCAGGGTTTCACTTAGATAAGGATTTGCTCTCTACAGGAAATAAAAAGTACGGGCCAGATAGTTGTGTTTTTATCCCCAATGAATTGAATTGCTTTTTGTGCAGTTGTGAAAAGAGTCGTGGAAAGTACCCACAAGGTGTGTCGTGGTTTAGTAGAGACAACCTGTATAAAGTGCAGGTTAATCAGAAGTATGGGAAGAAACATGTTGGGTACTACAAAACCTTAGAGCAAGCTAAGAGCGCATATATAGCAGCTAAAAATAAAGAAGCAAGGGTGTGGTACGGCAGACTCATTTCAGGAGAGTTTATCGTAGACCCAAGAGTTACCGAAAGAATGAGAACTTGGGAGTTTACATATCCAGAAGATATTACAGATTAACCTTGACAGCCACCCTCTTACGTAATACAATGCTTACACACTAACCGCCCAACAGGGCAACCCACACAGGAGCCTCAAATGACCTACACATTCACCGCAAAGCAAATCCAGCAAGCCTTCACCACTTGGGACGCACGCTACCGAGCAAACCCAGAAGCCTTCATGAACGAGGCTGCACGTCTGCTCAATCCTGACGAAGATGAGTACACGTATGGCGAGGCTGCTGCACCTTATTTTCTGAGCATTCTTGAGGAGACGAAATGACACCAGCACAAACTCAGCGGCAACTGACGGTCAACCGCAAGGCTTTGGCAGACCTTTACCGCGCTCTTGATATTGCACGAAATGCTCGCAAGCAATGGTCAGATTCTGAGCGTATGAAACGTTATGCTACCGAGGATGAGTGCAAGGTTCAAGCATATTCTTACCACAAAGAGTCTGTCAAGCTTGTGCCAAAGATTGCAGCCATTGTTGAGCTTCAAAAGAGCCTGAAGAAAAGCTACCGCCAAGCACTCTCCCTGCAACGTGCAGATCGCCTAATCGCCTCTGGCTGACTAGCAACATCAGGCATCGTGCCAGATATTGCGCAGCGATATGAAGCGTTGAAGTTGCTGGAAGGGGATGCTAAGGCTGCTGGGATGAGCCGTGCGGATGAGGTGTATTGATGATTATTCCAGATATCATTGTGCGAATGAGCCTGTTGCTAGGCCTGCTGGGAGGAGGCTACACCGCTTGGTACGTTTTTCACAAAGATTGTAGTCCTATGGAGCGGAGTTACGTTGGCAGTGTGTTTGGGTTTTGCTGGGGATTTGCTGCCACTATTATGGCTGAGGTTCTTCTGTGCGGTGTATACTTAGCTCTTAAGTATATTCTGGTAGGCGCACTGTGACCAAGCTCTTTGAAGCCATCATAGAAGCCATGCTATTTGTGTGGCTAATTGTGGGACTATTTGTGGTGATGTTCCCAGGGGCTGTTCCGGTGGTGAGGGTTGTTTGGCGATTGATGACTAATTGGTGAAGGAGGTTTAAATGGACGGTGAGCTAGTTTGGAAAGCGATGCATATGGCTTTCGATGCACATGACGGACAAAAGTATGGCGAGCATCAATATTCGTATCACTTAAGTAAAGTTGCCAGTAGTGTTGCTGAAGCTGGATACGATGATGACACGATTTGTGTAGCCTACTTGCACGATATCTTGGAAGACACTGAAGTAATGGAGCAACAGCTTGGTGAGGAATTTTCAGCGAATATTGTTAATGCTGTGAGAGCTATTACTAAGGTGGCTGGTGAAGCCCCTTATGAGTATCTTGATAAAGTTTCTAAGAACAAAATTGCGCTGACGGTTAAGATGCACGATACTCTGTGTAATTTACAAGAGAGTTTGAAGACAGGGCAAATGGGAAGGGTAAAGAAATACTCGGCTCAGTTGAATAAGTTGGCTAGTTATTGATAGGAGAGAAAGCTTTGGGAATTTACGCCAGCGATTGTGAGACGAGTGGCCTTTTAGATCAGATGGCTGTGCAGGAAAACCCTAAGTTGCACAACTTCTGTTCTCTGAGCGTCGATAGTGATGAGATGGTTTTGTTTGAAGGTAGCCAGCGTAAAGAGTTGCAGGCTTGGCTTGATGAAGGTCACACGTTTATCGTACACAACTGTAAGACATACGACGAACCCGCATTGCAATTCCTTGGATATGATACGTCCAAGTCCGTATGGATTGACTCCCTGCTCTTGTCTTGGTATCTGGAACCTTCACGGATGATGCATGGCTTGGCATACTATGGCGAAGAGTTTGGAGTTCCGAAGCCGATTATCGATGACTGGGAGAATCAGACTCAAGAGGAGTACAACCATCGCGTGCTGGAAGACTGTAGAATCCAGAAGAAGCTTTGGCACCGTCAAGTAAGGCGTCTGCAAGAGCTTTACGGTACTGCTGAGGGCAGCTATGACCGTCTGGTGAAGTATCTCATGTGGAAAGGGGACTGCCTTCGCATGCAGCAGGACACTAAGTGGAAGCTTGATATTCCCGCTGCTGAAAAGCTGCAAGCTGAGTTGGCAGAAAAGATTGAAGCAAAGACATTGGCACTGATTGAAGTTATGCCAAAGGTTCCTGTGTACGCGATTAAGAAACGTCCTAAAAAGTGCTTCTCAAAGAATGGTGATATGTCTGCTCTTGGCCTGAAGTGGAAAGCTTTGACAGAATCATTAGGGTTGCCCTTCGAGCATGAGGAAGATATTAAGGTTGTCACTGAGTACAAAGAAGGTAATCCGGCTTCGCATGTTCAGATGAAATCATGGCTGGATTCCCTTTCATGGACCCCCGAAACCTTCAAGTTCGTTAAGGAAGATAATGGGGATACTCGACAGATTCCCCAGATTAATTTGAAAGGCGGTGAGATTTGCCAGAGCGTCAAAGATTTGATTCCAAAAGAACCGGGCCTTGAGCATGTGGCAGGACTAGGTATTTTGAATCACCGTTACAGCGTCGTTACAGGATTCTTACGGGAGGAATTTCAAGGTATGCTTGTAGCAAGCTCTAACGGCTTCACAAACACTATTCGCATGCAGCACCGTATTCCACTGTGCAATTTGCCGTCTACTCGCGTAGCTTACGGTGAAGAGATTCGTAGCTTGCTGATTTGCGAAGATGGCGAAGTACTTTGTGGCTCGGACCTCAGCGGCGTTGAAAATTATGTTAAAAATCATTTTCAGCACTCCATTGATCCAGAGTACGTAAAGACCCAATTGGCACATGGCTTTGATCCACACTTGCTAATGGCAACTACGGCAGGTTTGATGTCAGATGAAGACGCTGAGTGGTATAAATATTATAAGAAATTAGACAAGGCTGATAAAACATCTCAGAACGATAAACGCTTCCATGACCTTGATTTAGTTCGTGCTGTTGGGAAGACAGCTTCGTATAGCCTTCAATATGGTGCAGGTGTTACTACTGTGGCCCGATCTTGCAAAGTGTCTGAGAAGGTGGCTAAGAAGCTTCACACAGCATACAACAAGCTTAACTGGTCTGTGCCAAAGATCGCGTCATTGATGAGAGTGAAGAACACATCGTTTGGACAATGGCAGATCAATCCTGTTAATAAGTTTTGGTATTCGTTAAGGACAGAGAAAGATAAGTTTTCCACGCTTGTGCAAGGCACAGCAGCTTACGTTTTTGATATCTGGCTGTTTCAGTGCTACAACTTAGCTAAGAAGCGAAGCCTTCCTTACAAATTGATGTGCCAGTTTCACGACGATCAGGCGATTCGTCTAGGTGAGGGCGAGGAGGTTGAGTATGAAGCTCTTGTTAGAGATGCTTTAAAAAAGGTTAATGATTCTCTTAAGCTGAACGTAGAGATTAAGTGTGATGTGATGTTTGGAAAATCAGGAAGTGAAATCCATTGATGAATATTAATTTTAATGACTGGTTCGTATATGACTGCACAAGCCCGAGCCATCTAGTAAGGAAAACAGACTGGCGAACTGGCTCTGGTGGAAATTTTCTTAGGGAGGCTGTGGGGAGTCCTGCTGGATCATTTAATGGTCTAAAGTCATACTATCTAGTGTACTGTTGTGGTAAAAGATTCCAAGCTCATAGGGTAGTCTGGGAAATCATTAATGGGCCTATTCCTGAAGGGTTTGGCATTGACCATATTGATGGCAATGGCTTAAACAACTCACCACAAAATTTGAGATTAGCGTCAGCTGCAATAAATGCTAGGAATGCTACTTTGAGGTCCGATAATGTAACAGGAATTGTTGGAGTAACCCTTACGAATAGCAAGCAAAGAAATGGTAGCATTACACAAGGCTACGTAGCCCACTGGTGTGACGCTTCTACAGGTAAAAGATTTAGCAAAAGGTTCGCGTTAAACAATTATGGAAACGATGAAGCTTTCCGCTTAGCTTGCGAATACCGAGCTAAGATGATTACAGAACTTAATGAGCAAGGTGCAGGTTACACAGAAAGGCATGGCACATGAACTGGGACTACAGCAACGACGGCGTTTGGCTCAATGGCCAATTCTACGAAATACCTGCAAAGTGTTTTTTACAAGGAGATTTACAATGAAAGTTAAAGAGTTGATCGCAGCGCTAAAGAAATTCGACGGCAACCTAGAAGTGTACAGCCAATGCGACCACGGGCAGAGTCCTGAGAAGTCTAACAGTCCTAGCGAGATTTATGCAGAAAGCCTGCCCTATTGTCTGTGGGACGACTTCACAAGCTATCCTGACGAAGCAGAAGATATGGGATATACTCTGAAGGCTGTGCTGCTATGATTAACGAAGAAGTCAACAAGTGTCACCGTAAAATCCTTAAGTGGAAACAGAAGCTCAAGGACATCCAAGACGTATGTACTCACGAAGGCGCTGCTAAGGTTGCCAAAGGAGATACTGGAAACTGGTGCAAAGATGATGACAGTTATTGGTATGAGTTTGACTGTCCTGTTTGCTGTAAGTTTTGGAGCGAGCCACAATGACTGACAAGGACTTTCACTATTTTGCCAATGAACTGCTAAGCAAGTACGAGGCTGGTGAGGTTAGCTTGCTGGAGTACCATCATGCTTATTTTGAGTTGTCATTGCTCTTAGAAGAGTCTGAAGATGCCTCGCAAGACAACTAAGCCACCCATCAAGCTTCGCAGAAAGTTCGCTTCACTCATCGAGCTATGCCGCACAAAGATTCTCACCTCCCCTCCCCAAACGAGTGGAACGCCTACTGGCGACAAGATCATCACTGTGAATATTATGTGGTCTTACAAGCCGGGTACTACACAGGTTGACTTGCCAGAAGACTTTCCTACGGGCATGGTGTTGTCAAGGGAGGCTGCGGGAGTTGTTGTGAAGCACTCTGTAGTAGGCTTGCTCAGCTATTTTCGCAGCAAGGGTTACATTGACTACGATGCTGCCAAGCTCTTTGAGCAACGCCTGCCAATAATGATGAGACTCTGCAAGCTCGAACTAAAGCTTGACAGGCTCTTGAAAGGCATTGACGTGGATATTGTGCAACATAGCGAAGATAAGCTTGACAGTGAGTAGGTTATGCTGTAAAATGGTCACATCAAATTTAGGAGAAGGCTATGAAGAGATACTGTGTTGTTCACATTGATGAAGATGTGCCAAAACTAACTTACCTTGCGTATGGTGATTGTGATGAGCACTGGACGGATGACAAGGAGTTGGCTAAAAAGACTAAGCGTGAGATGACTGCTGCTTATCCATATATTGCTTACAAGATTTTCAAAGTGGATGAAGAAGCATGACCCTCCTCACAACCCTACAAATCTACTGCCAAATGTTCCAAGCATGGCTGGCAGAAACCTTCCCACTAGCACCGGGCAGTAATTACAATTACGTTAAATAGGAGATTACATGGCTGACAAGCCTATTGTGCAATATACGCCTACGACTATCCCCATCATCGTCGGAGAGCGTGCCAGTGTGAAAACTTACGATCACCCTAGAGAGGAGCTGAATAGGGCACCTTGGGTGAGCACTTCGCAGGTGCTGGAGTATGACGAGGGGAGTGGAGAGTTTCAAACGCTTAATACTGTTTATGTACTGAAGAAGTAAAGAATTGCAGCACTTGCAATAAAAGCCTCTGTGGGCCTCACAGATTTAAATTAGGAAAACCAAATGGCATTTAAACCAGTTAGCAATAAACAAGCAGAGAATTCCGACAACGCAGACCGTAAGCCTTTCGTAGCCATTGTACCAGAAGACGGCTTACAAGCTGTCCAAGTGGGCCTCATCGTCAATCTGGGTCAGCACAAAAAGCTGCCTAAGTTTGCCAAAGACAACGCTGGCAAGCGTGAGCAAGACGAGGACGGAAAGGACAAGATTATCTGGCCTAAAGAGGGCAAAGACCTTGAGCAACGAGTTGGTGTGTACGTGGACTTGCTGTCACAGACTCACGACTACGAAGGTGATATTGGTGTGAAGAATATTCGTCTGCCGCTGCATCCTGTTAGCCGCGGCATGAGCGAAGGCTTGAACTTCACTACCGTGGCACCTCGTGACCCTGATGGTAACTACATCAAAGGTAAGCCGTGGACTGTTGCTCCAGCTTCGCAGTGGTGCAAGATTGCTGCTGTCACGAAGATTGATGACAAGACGAAAGTTTCGGATGTCATGCTTAAGGCTGACTACAAGAACCCTAACCACAACAATATCGACTTGCTGCTTGGTAAGCCCTTTATGTTCAACGTTGAAGTCAAGCAGACTGAGAAAGATGGTAATAACTACGTCAACACTAAGCTGAAAAGCCCTGTGCCACTGATGAAAGGTATGGCTGTAGAGGCTGCTCTGATTCCTGCTGTCAGTGTTGGCTTTGATGATGATGACCTGTTGGAAGTCAAAGATGAGCTTGGTGGTGTTGCTAAGTTTGACCTACTTCGTCTTGCTGACGTTCGTAAGATTGTTCTTGCTTCGGATTACGCTGGCTCAAAGATGCAAGAGGCTGTCAAAGAGCGTTTCGATGAGGATGACGTAATTAGCAAGGCTAAGGAAATTGCCGAGAAGATTATTCAAGGCGACAAAGACCTGAATGAGATTAAAGAGAAGTTCCCTAATGGTCCTGAAGGTGGTGAAGTGGCTGCGGCTGATAAGCCTGAAGTCGCTAAGCCAAAGGCTCCGGTGAAACCGAAAGCTCCGGTAATTGACCTTGGGGACGACGACGCGCCGTTCTGATCTATTTGACAACATTTGCCCTGCTTCCTGATGGGAGTGGGGCTTTTACTTTGGAGGTTTATGAATACAGGATTAGTTTGTATCGACGGTGACATCCTCAGCTACCGCTGTTCCGCTGCTATTGAGAAGCGCACTGTGGAGGCTACACACAACGAAACTCTTGAAGTAGTTACATTCGACACAGCAACAGCTTTCAAAGAATGGGCCGGTGATGATAAGGAGAACTACACACTTGTGCCTAAACAAGAAGCAGAGCCTGTCGAGCACGCCTTGCACGCAATGAAGCAAACCATTGCTCGTATTGTTGAAAATGCAAAGTGTGACAGCTATCATATCGTAGTTAGTGGGCCAACTAACTTCCGCCTAGACTTGCCGTTACCTACGCGCTATAAAGACGGGCGTAAGGAAACACAAAAACCAATCCATCTTAAGGCTTGTAAAGAGTATCTTATCGCCCAGCACAATGCAGAGGTCAGTGTGGGGGTCGAGGCTGACGACATTCTTGTGGGCTACGCTGTACAAGGTTACAAGAACAAGGAGTATGTAGTACAAGCCAGTTTGGACAAAGACGCCAAGCATGGCCCCGGATGGTTATTCGATTGGTCAACAATGGACGAACCTGAACTTATCGAAGGCTACGGAGAGCTTACCTGCACTGTCCGCGAGACAGCACGTAAGAAAGCTAACGGTGACCTTATCACAGAGAAGATTATCAAAGGTAAGGGTAGAGCCTTCCTCTGGTTCCAAATAATTTTTGGAGATGCTGTCGATTCGTACAAACCGTGTGAGCTTGCCAAAGTAAAGTTTGGAGAAGTCGGGGCTTACGAACTGTTGAAGGACGCAAAGAATGATAAGGAGGCTCTTGAGGCTATTGTAGCTCAGTACAAGATTTGGTATCCAAAACCAATCACGTACAAGGCGTGGGATGACACTTTGCATACGAAGGATTGGCTTGAAATTATGCAGATGTATGCCGATTGCGCATTCATGCAACGCTGGGAAAATGACCGTCTGGTTGTAAAAGATTTGCTAAATAAACTAGGAGTCCCACATGAGTAACGAATCCAACCAAGCTGTCTTTGCTAAACTGATTAAAAAGGCTCAAGAGGATTACAGCCCAATTGCCACAAAGGAAGCTGCGAAGCATTTAGCAGGCGTCTACAAGATTTACTTCGACGCTTACGTGAAAGAGGGATTCACGGAGTTGCAGGCTCTGCGGCTGACTGTGGGGAATTTTAATTGACTCCGCAAGAACCTTGGGAAATCCATACAACTATCTGGCGCAACAAGACAGCGTTCTTCACATACCTGCGAGGCCACCTACGGCTCCTATGGAGCCGCTATCCCGCCAAGATAGCGTGGAAGAATGCGCAGCTTAGGAAGCCTCCAAAGGGCTACACAGGGCGTGCTAAGAAGCTTGGCACATGCCATTACTGTGGCTGTGACTTTGCCGCCTCTCACTTGGAAGTCGATCATGTGCAACAAGCTGGACAATGTAACTCTTGGGAAACGGCTCAGCAATTTCTTCGGAACCTGCTTGACTGTAATGACAATTGGGTGCTGGCCTGCAAGCCGTGCCACCGTATTAAGAGTTACCAAGAATCTCATGAAGGTATGACGTTTGAGCAAGCTCGTACAGCCAAGCTTGTTATCGAAGCTATGAAAGATAAGGTGGTGATTCAGCTTGCTAAACTTGCTCAGTTGGGATATAATAGCATAAGCAACGCAGAGAAGCGAAAAGCAGCCTTCACAGACCACTTTAACAAAGGACAGCAATGAAAATCCCCCATAAATTCACCTTCCACAACGGTAATAGCCTCCTAAAGCTTACCAACATCCAAGGAACCTACTACTGCACCTTGCCACACGTCGAAGCAGACACGATTAGCAGCGCTGTGTATGACAGGCTCAACGTTGAGCATAAGCTGCACACGGGGAAGTGGAAAATCGTAGCTGACCTTACTACAGAGAACAAGGAGCCTGAGATGAAGTTTCCGATCACTGCTAAGTGGTCTGTTCCGACAAGCATCTACAAAGATTCTAATGTCTACGTATTCACCAAGGATGTCTCCACTGGAAAAGTATCCTGCTCATGGTCAAACAACAGTATAGATTACCCTGAAGATATGCTTAAAAAGGCTATCAAAATGGGCCACTGTCTCGTCCAAAGCGTAGGCGAACAGGGAGCTAAAGAGGAGCCTGCCAACTACTCTGTAGACATTGATGACAAAGGCAACGTAGCAGGACATGGCATGGCAATGGAAAAGCACACTGTTGGGAATGTTAGTAGCCTCACTATCAAAATCGGCTCCGAAGGCATTGACGAAACAACTGCCAAGATGGAGCGACTGGCACAGGCTACTGAGAATGTTACGATGGCGTTTGAGAGCTTGCAGAGTATTATGGAGGAGATGGGTATGAGCTTTGGTGGTGATGTTAATGTGCAGACTTTTTGCTGCTCTGAAATTTAATTAAGGAATCGAATGACTACTAACAAAACGTGGCAGGAACAGAGTTTGGCTTTGAGCAAAACGGACATGTCTTGGAGAAGAATCGCAGAGCTTGTAGGTATTAGCAAGTCAACTGTGAGTGATTACTTGCGAAGCTACTACAAGGCTATGTATGCTGTTACGGATAAAACCGAGCAGCCTATACCAGAGGGCATCCGTATCCTCCTGATTGACATTGAGAGCGCGCCTACTACAGCCTACGTCTGGGGCCGGTGGGATCAAACTGTGAACCAGAAACAGGTTGTAAAGGAAGGCTACTTGCTGACCTACTCTGCTAAGTGGCTTGGTGAAGACACCATCATCTCCAATCGTATCACAGAAGCTGGTAACGACGACAATATTGTTATCGAGCTTGCAGACCTGATGAGCAAAGCTGATGTAATCGTAGCTCACAACGCCCTCAAGTTCGATGTTCCTCTTATCAAGACTCGTATGCTGGCACTAGGGTTGACCCCTCCATTGCCTAGTAAGATTGTAGATACTCTGCGAATCGCTAAGGCTGAGTTCCGTTTCCCTAGCAATAGTTTGGACAACATTGCAGCCTACCTTAACTTGCCGCGTAAGATTAGCCATAGCGGCTTTGAACTGTGGACTCGCTGTATGGCTATGGAAGATGAAGCCTTCGCAGAGATGCTGGAGTATAACGTGCAGGACGTTGTAGTGCTGGAGGAATTGTACCTCCGTATCCGTCATTGGAGCAAAACGCACCCTAACGTGGCATTGCATCAAGCTAGCACTGATCCATCTTGTGTATGCTGCGGTAGCAAAGACTTGAAACCTGTTAGCAAGAAGTTTTATACGGGGACTTCGGAGTTTGACATGCTTGTTTGTAACTCTTGCGGTAAGCCTAATAGGAAACGTAAGAGCAATGGTAACAAGCATGTGCTGACTAACGTAGGTCGATAATTATGATGCAGGTTGCAGTGCAGCTAGCCCATCTGCCAGTCAACCTTGTCTGCCTACAGAATGGCCTCATAGCGTTCGTAAGATCCTCGCACTTTGAGACAATCTACGAATCCTGCGATGGCTACAACGTCTGCATTGATGAGGAAGGTATAGAGTTTACTGGAGATAAGCTTGACAGCCCGTTATGTTTGAAGTATAATAGCATGATTAGCTATAAGGACAATCCAGTTTTAAAGGACTGGCTAATTAATATGAATCTTACAAGTCCAATTTAAGGAACACACTATGAGCTTTAAACAAGAATTTAACAACTTCGCTGAACGTTGCCATGCAGCTTCATACCAAGCTGGTTGGTGGCACGAGCCGGATGGCTCTCCTATCAAAGATAACAAATACGCTGTTGCGGTTAAGCTTATCCTTTGTATCTCCGAAGCCATCGAAGCTATGGAAGGCGACCGTAAAGGTTTAATGGACGACAAGCTGCCACATCGCAGTATGCTCGAAGTCGAGCTTGCCGACTTGATTATCCGCGCTGGTGACTTGGCAGCAGCCTACGATTTAGATGTTGGTGGAGCTATCGAAGAAAAAATGAGTTTCAACGTAACACGTCCAGATCACCAGCTAGTTAATCGTCGTGCCGAAGGCGGAAAGAAATATTAATGAAAAGCATCAGCTTCCGTGACCTACTAATTTGTGAAGAACTCTCTCACATCCCTAACGAAGTAATTCTTATGCATCCGTCGAATGACGACCTAGTAAAGAGCCTGCTGGTACAAATCGGCTTTGATGTTAAAAAAGACATCCTATATGAAGTGGCGAAACACCGTGACTTGCAGGGTAACATTGCAGTAGGTGTTATCGCATGCGGGGAGTACTCTACCGATGTTCGCTACAAGCAGTTCTTGGATGTGACAGAGCGCATAGTAGTAGCATCAATGGTTGATGTAAGCCTTGGTCGGGAAATGTCGAACTTATTGGGAAAGAAAGCTACGTATCGCTCTGCTGAAGATAACTGGAATGACGGGAGCCGAGCTAAGCCCAATGACCCTCGTTTTTTCTCCGACGAAGAGTTGCTTGCACTAGGCTACAGCGAGCCAGAGGATGAGGAAGATGAATTTGCAGGGGAGTACATCGAACGAGATTGGGAAGAAACTCTGCGAGCTATTAAACAATTAGAATCTGTGCGTGATGATCTTCGAGGAGTCAAATGAGTAAAGTAAAATATCAAGGAATCCTAATCGATGAGGAAGACCCAAAGTACATCACAGAGTTCTCTAAAACCTTGTTGGGAGACTTTTACAAGCGCAGTGATGAGTCAATTTCGCAAGCACTCTCACGTCCTGCTGTTGCTTATTGCTACGGTGACTATGAGCTTGCTCAGCGTGTATATGACTATGTAAATAACGGTTGGTTTATGTATGCTAGCCCTGTGCTGTCAAATGCAACTCGTGGTGAGTGGGTGAAGCACCCTGAACTAGACTTTGTAGAGCCTTGGATGGACAGCTTGTTCTACCCTAAAGAGAAGCCACAAGGACAGCCTATTAGCTGCTTTGCATTTGACGTAGGCGACACAACAAAGGATCAAGTAGCAGTGACAGCGGAGCTTGCTAACCTGTCCTTGTCAGGCGGTGGCACTGGTGCTCACATGAGTATTCGTGCAATTGGTGGGAAAGCTCCAGGGCCAATCCCCTACATGAAGGTGATGGACAGTGCTATTGGTTATTTCCGTCAAGGCAAGACTCGTAAGGGAGCAATCGCAGCTTACCAACGTGTTGACCACCCTGACATCATTGAGCACATTCGTTTCCGTAAGCCGGGTGGAGACAGTAAGCGACGTAGTGACAATCGGCAGCAGTTTCACAATGCTGTCAATTTGACTGACAAGTTTATTGATGCTGTGATTAACGACACTGAGTATGATTTGGTATGCCCCCACGGTGGCGATGTACGAGAGACTTTAAAAGCTCGTAAGGTGTGGGAAGAGATTCTTGAGACGCGCGCCCTTACTGGGGAGCCTTACCTCCTGAAGATTGATTTAGCTAATCGCTTGATGCCACAAACTCAGAAAGATTTGGGACTGAGTATTAAAGGTAGTAATTTGTGTAGTGAGATTCTTCTTCCTACAGACAGTGAGCGCACTTTCGTTTGCTGCCTCAGTAGCCTGAACATTGAGAAGTTTGAAGAGTGGAAAGACACAACTATCGTAGAGGACTTGGTACGATTCCTTGACAACGTGTTGCAAAGCTTTATTGACAATGCTCCGGCAGATTTGCACAAAGCACGTTATAGTGCAGAGCGTGAGCGTGCAATTGGGCTTGGTACACTAGGCTGGCACGGATACTTGCAGAGTAAAGGTATCGCGTTCGAGAGTGGTGGCTTCAACAGTGCTATCCAGCAGACAGCCATTGTGTACGGTTTGATTGCTAAACGTGCGGAAGCTGAAAGTCGTAAGCTGGCTGTGGAGCGTGGTGAGCCGGAGGATATGAAAGGGACGGGGTTGCGTAATAGCAAGACTACTGCCATTGCCCCTAACGCCAACAGCGCAGACTTGCTGGACACGTCGCCTAGCATTGAGCCGTACTTCCGTAATGTGTTCTTGAAGAGTACTCGTGCAGGTAATTTCAAAGTTAAGAATCGTCACCTTCAGAAAGTGCTGCAAGGGTATGGCAAAGACACAGAAGAGGTGTGGAACGCAATCCTAAATGACAATGGGCGTGTTGGTAAGCTGGATTTCTTGACGGAAGATGAAAAGAACACGTTCAAGATCGCTATGGAAACGGATATGCATTGGGTGATTGAACAAGCGGATATTCGTGCTAGTATTCTTGGCCCTCGGTTTCAAAGTCAAAGCTTGAACGTGTTCTTCCCGTTTGGCAGTAGCCGGAAGTATGTGAATTCTGTGCATATGAAGTTCTTGAAAAGCCAGAGCGTCACTACGATGTATTACTATCGTTCTGAGCGCGAGGGTGATGCAGACAATGCCAAGGTGATTGAGCGCAAAGCTCTAGTTGATTGGGCTGGCGAAGAATGTGTTGCCTGCTCGGGATAATAAAGGAAAACAATGAGTAATGTAACGACTGCTACAGAAATCTTCGTACCACGATATCACAAGCTGCAGGAGGTGTATGCCAAGCACGAGAGGGCACACTGGTATCCTGAAGAGGCTGATATGTCTCAAGACGTGGTGCAGTGGAAGGATGGATCAATTAGTGAAGGTGACAAAGCATATATCAAAATGATTTTGCGCCTGTTCACTCAAGCAGACACGAATGTCTGTGCAGGGTATGTAGAGAAGCTTCTACCTATCTTCAAGAATGCAGATGCGCGTATTATGCTGCTGTCTTTTGCTTGCCGGGAAACGACGCACATGCTCGGCTACAAGCGACTGAATGACACGCTTGGCTACGACAGTGAAGAATTTATGTCGGAGTTCTTGCAGTATAAAGCCATGAAGGATAAACATGATTTCATGGTGGAGGCTACGGAGTTACGCTCCAATAAGAGTAAGGCTGAGTATCTTGCAAAGCAAATTCTGATGGAAGGTGTTGGGCTGTTTGGCCCATTTGCTATGCTGCTGGACTACTCCCGTAGCAACAAGCTGCCGGGCATGGTAAGTGTGAATCAATGGAGTATTATTGAAGAATCGTATCACTGTGAAGGCTTGACAGAACTGTTTCGTATCTTCGTAGAGGAGAATCCTTCAGTCGTCACTGAGGAATTGAAGAAAGTAATCTACGAAACAGGGCGTAAGGTTATCGCGCTTGAGGAAGACTTCATTGACTTGTGCTACAGTATTCATACACCGAAGCTGCTAGATAAGCAAGACTTGAAAGACTACTTGCGATTGATCTGTGATTACCGGATGCAGCAGATGGGCTTTAAACCCCAGTTCGGCATTGAGAAGAATCCTCTCCCGTTTATCGAGGAAATTACCGGGGATGGTATCTTGGGCAACTTCTTTGAGAGTACGATTACGGCATACAGCAAAGACAGTCTTGTTGGTGAGTGGGAATATTGATCCATGTACGTATACATCGCAAAATTCAATAAGCATCCTGATCTAATAAAGATTGGTATTTCTGTAGACGTGCCAACAAGAATGTCTCAATTATGCAAGTCTTATGGCAAGGTGCTTAACGTGGAGAAATTCAAGATTGGTGATGAAAGCCACAAAATTGAGAAGTTTCTCCACGGACGCTTTAGTAAGCACCGGGTGGAGTTTGTTATTGGAGAGGGTTGCACGGAGTTCTTTAAAGACTGTGTTTACTCTGAGGCTACCACCATGCTCAAGGCATTGGCACAGCCAGTGACTACTCTTGAGGAGAAAGTGGAGTCTCTATTAGATGAGGAAGCATATCTTAACTCTAGGCTAAACATAGAAAAAGTTAGGCATCTTAACTACATACGCAGGGTACTGGACAGGAGTGCGACACGTGTAGACAGTACAGACGGATCTTACAACACTGGATTTAAGATGGAAGCTGTTTTTGGAGCGATTAAGATAGGGTTCTCTGCGCAATCTGTCTTTAAGAAAGTTGCCAAACACTTTAAATCCACACCAAAACGTGTTGAGCTGGCTTATAGGCTCTATGATGACTACAGTCTTACAGGGTCCACTAAAGCCAGAGAACTACGGAATGAGTACTTAGAGGCGTCTAATCAGCGACATGCTCATCAGGTAGCTTTAACACAGGAGCAGGCGGGACAACCATTAACAAAGCAATGGGTACTAGAAGACACGGAAGCGAGACATTCTGGGCGGCGTTACACAAAAGCTTTGTTGGCCCTCTGCGAAGAATAACCTTGACACACATGACAGCCTCCTATAATGGCTGTCATGTTCAACAACATTAAGAGGAACCTTATGACTAATTGGTACGACAAAGCCTGCGAAGAACTTGACCGAAACTACGACGATGGCCTTCTAAGCCAGAAAGACTATCAAGCTGCTATGCGAGATTTGAACGCTGAATATGAGGAGGCTCGTCAAGAGGCTTCGCAACAAACTTACGATAATTACTAACCTAAAGGAAGCACAATGAGCACTAAAGAAACTACCCGCTCTGGCGGCATCGGTGTAATGGGCCTGCTAGGCGTTGTATTCGTCACTCTCAAGCTGATAGGCATCATCGCATGGTCTTGGTGGTGGGTGACAGCACCCTTCTGGCTCCCGACAGCAATTGCTCTAGGGATGCTTCTAATTCTCGCAATAGTTGCTGGTGTGATTGCGCTGTTTTCTAAATACTAATTTGAGGAATAAATAATGAGTGAACTGTTGAAGTCTTACAATAAAGAAGTCGTGCCACTTTTTCTGGCACTCGCAGAGTCCAAAGAAGTTATGAAGGAATTCATGGCTGCTGATACGTTTGTGCAAGAGACTCTTGAGAAGATTAAGAACTTGCAATTGGCTATTAAAGAGCATGTTGAAGAAAACAAGTCAGCATTGGTACGAGAAATTAAAGCATACCAAACAGATATTGCATTGGCTTGCAAAGCTTGTGTGAAAGGGTCCAACTACAAAGCGGGCGGGGTTAAATCTTACTTTGCTGCTCGTGCTGCGGAGAAGGTTAGCAAGACTGTGGAGAAGGGTGAGTTATATTCGCAGCTTGATAACGAGATTGGTTGAGACGTAAAAAAGCCCTCGGCCCTGTGAAGGGTTAGAGGGCATAAAGCTATCACGCGATAGCATCGTCTACCAGACGGAAATCTTCACTTACTAATTGCTTTTATCAGCGCGTCTTTTGAGTCTTTACAGGCCCAGAAGATAGCGCTGTTTTGCGTTATGTTAGCCAACAAGTCAGCACCAGTTGTTCCTTGCAGCATAACAAGAGGCGCACAAGGTTGCATAAACTCTGTTGGCAATGGAGTCTTAGCCACAGGCAGCACAGTCGTACAGCCGCTCAGCAGCAACGCTACACAGACGATAAGAGTCTTCATAGCTTTCCTGATAGTGCTTTGTTAGCAATGTCCATGCCTGATTGATCGACACATGAAGTCTGGTATATCGGTTGCTTCACGATAGTTTGTACGCTATGAGTAACAGTGTTGGTAGCCTCTGTGCGTTGGCTTTGAAGCGTTGTGTAGTCTGCGGAGAGCTTGTCGTATTTCTCCTTCTGGAGAGCGTCAGACTTGGCTTGCAAGACAACCTGCTGAGCTTTATAACGGTCAACAGCCTTGTCACCAATCCACATATACCCAAAGTAGAATGCGACAGCTAGGACGACAGCCTCAATAATTTTAGTGTACGGACTAATAAGGGATAGCATAATTAGCTCGCACGCTCAGAGAGGGCATCTTTGACACTACGGGTGACGGCCTTTTGCTGGATGACACGTGCCATGATAATCACCCCGCAAGCGATGGGTATCCATTTTTGAGGAAGGTACTGTTGAAGCTGTGGAATGTAGGGTTCAGCTAGAGCTACCAAGCCGAGCAGGGCTGTGAGTTGAACTGATACGAACTTGTATGCGCAAGCCCAGTCGTGTACAAGGTATTGTTTAATTTTATCGAACATGTTATACTCCGGATTTGAAGAGGTCGGCTTCCACCTTACGGCGATTGACAAGCCCTTGTACAATTTTGCCAGCCGACTTATTCCACATTTTCATGGCGTCAGGTACAAGTCCGTAATGGCCTGCTGCAATCTGCTTAGCAGCCGTGCTATTCTTGAATGCAGAGGAACCTACATTGTACGCGAGACTTGTGCAAGCAGCGATGCACTCAGGCTTCATCTTAGCCAGTGCTGGGCAGTCTGTCAGAGCTTGTGTCATAACTAGCCGCACACGGAAGTCAAGCTTGGCATCAGCTTCAGCAGCCGTGTAGACAGTGTTCTTGGTAACTCCGTTAGTCTCACCTACGCCGCATGTGAAGGGCGCACCTGAGAGGCCTTTAAAGTTATCTGGAAGGTCTTTCCAGCGAGTCTTACCACTCAGGTAGCTTGGCAGCATTCCGTGCTCGCTGAGGGCTTTGTAGAGGTCCGAGGAAGGATCGGGGTAGGCGAAGAGGATGCAGTCTTCAAAATTGTAGAGGAGCTTCTTGGTAATGCGTACGGCGAGTTCGTTGAGAATCATATTAGGTTCCTTGGTAGAATAGTTTGTTAGGGCCATTCTTAGCGATGGCTTTGTTTTCTCCACATTTAGTGTGGGCTATGGTTATCGCCTGTTCTGCGGTCGAGCTGGAGATTCAAGCGGTTCTCCACCCGGAGCAAACTCGCTTGCACACCATCAATAGAACGAGATAAGTTTTCCACCACGGCGCGCAGCTCATCATTTCCGATATAGTTGCTTGCAACGTGAGTTTTATAAATAAGGAAGTCTTCGTGCGTCTTATCGACTTTATTTTTCAAGTCTTTATATGTCCATCCTGCGATGGCCATCAATAAGCCCATAAGACCTTGGATAATTGCGATTAATGTTGTTGCATCCATATTCATTCCTTTAATGGTTCCCACATGTCAGGCCAATGTAAGTTGCTCTTGACAAGATTTTCAAGTTTTGGGATAATTCGGAGATTAGCTTCGCAGTGCAAGCCGCATACAAATTTTGATTTGAGTGGTACAATATGATCTACGTTGTATAACTCTTGTGTCCATGCTGTGAGTCTCTGACATTTGGAATAGATAGTTTTAATAGCAAAACGATTAGCCCATGCTGGTGTCGCTCTAATTTTCCAAGCTTTCCTGAAAGAGATTCTTGCGTTAGTTGCACCGGCATTTAACCTGTTGTAAGCAAGCTGCCGCTCTAATGCCCAGTCACGGTTTTCTTTGTACCACTTTTTGACATTGGCCTTAATCTTCTCACTGTTCTTACTATAGTTCCTTGCGTCCGATGCTGATTTACGCTCAGGAAAATCCTCCCTATACTTTTTGTAGTGCAATCTTAGGCAAACAGAGCATTGAGTGTTGTGTCCGTCCTTGTTACTCTTAGCTTTCCTAAACTCCGTCAACTCTTTTAACACACCACATGTCTTACAAGTTTTACTTTCCAAGCTTATTCTCCACAAAATAAACGGGATGCCCGTAAAGTTGAGCTTGTAGGACAACCGAGTCCGGTGTAGCTCTCGTACCCAAGTCAACGCCGTCTTGTTGCATAATATTTAACACCAATGCTGCACACTCGCTTACGTTCCCTTTCGCAAGGGGTCTGAAGAATGCTTTAATAGCATCCCACTGACTGTACTTGTAGCCAACAAAGGAAAGTGCCATCTCCTCTGTCTCAGGCTTCCAAGGAGGATTGGTGGGAATCCAATAGAAATTTCCATTCTTCGAGAGAGGATAAATGCGTACCTCGGGGATAACCGCCTCAATACAAAACACCCGATCACCTACAACCCATGCGATAGCCACGTGACTGAATTCGCTTCTAGTGGCCATACGGACAATCTGCGACTTAATATCCTTGAAAGTCTTCCAGCCTTGGTGACTGAAGGCCAACAAATCACCCGAGCGAATCTTGCTACGTACATTTGAATAATTGCTCACAGTGATTCAATCTCCATAGGCGCACTATAAATTTGATAATTCACAGCACCTATCACAGATACCTTCGTGAATTTGCCGTAAATCGTATGCTCTTGCTCAAGCCCCTTATCCGTATTATTGGGAAACAAACTCAGCCAAATTGGTTGGCTCATCCCAGTATTCTTCACAATGCGATAAAGATTTGACCTGTCGGATGGCTGCATAAAACTCAGCACGATTGATAGTACTTTATGCCGTGTGCCAACATCACTCAGAAGATTTCCAGCATCTGTTCTAAAGTTTTGTGTAGTGTCGGCCAGTTCCAGAGTAGCGCCCATTTCAGCATTAAAATTTGGCTCGAAATACTCCCCCATCACCAGCCTTGCTGCTTCCAAATAGCCTTGCAGGTTTGCACTGTCAGCAACATCGATCTTGCATCCCTGCACACCTGAAGTCTTTGTGAAGTACAACGTGGCTGCTACTCCACCACCGAACTGGTAGGCGCTTGCAGACTGCTGTAGCGTCAATCCTTGCACCTTGCTACCACCACCTTGCGAACACAGGGTAGGCGTCACAGTATCCAGAACCTGCGCTGTGCAAGCTGTATCAGAATAAAGCCTAACTCGCATCGTAGCTGTCGAGCTAAAGTTACAGAATGGGAAACTCACCATGCCAAGAATCTCAGGACTATTAAACGTAGCGGTGATTGTCACGCTAGTTGTCGTGGCACTTGTGCGCCATACTTCGCTCTTGCTATTAGTTTGCAATGCTGTAATTGGCAACACACTTACACCTGTGCTTGATAAGCCTGACACCCTATCTACTGCGTTATCATGTACGCACCTCAATGCAGTTGCCATTTAATCTCCAATAGGCCAGTAAATACTATCAAGCTCGTCAAGCTTTTTTGCAGCTTCAATCCTCACTCTCAAACCCCTAGCAATAGCAAACACACTGTCAACATACTTCCCAGCAGCCGCTCCCATAGCAATCATTTGGTCGCCATCAAGAGTTCGCACACTATTATCAGCAAGTGTCCAGCCAATACTGAAAGGCTGCCCAGCCAGCTTAGCCATAAGAGCCATTGTCACAGCACCTGTCACGCGTGTGCTATCACATTGATACTCACCACCATCGTAGATGAAATTACCGAGCTCCTGCTCAGCACGGATAGCCTTCACTTTCACCCATGCGCGTGCTTGAGCAGCTTCCAAGCTATCTGATGTGTCTGCTGTAATGACACCTCCTGTGATAGGACTGGAAGCGTCTGTGATGAGCCAATTCTCTGCGAAGCTCTCAAGCCCATCCATAGACTCTGGCACAGATGCGTAGAGCGTATAGCGGCTCAGGGCATTGCCACCAGCTTGAAAAGTAGCTTCATCAAAGTAGCTATCAACTGTCAATGTTAATGTCGTGAAAGGCTTAAGAGAATCAATCTTCTTAAGAACATGATATTGTGCTGCTCCGTTAGCGGTAGAGATTGTTTTAATTATCATATGTATTATGGGAATAGGTTGTTGTCAATAACTGCTACGCGGGTGTACGTTACGCTGCCATTACCAGAAACAATAATGTCATTTGTTCTATCTACCCGCTGAGTATTTGAAGAAGCTTTTCTAGCGTACAAGGTATTGCCATTAGCCCAGAACAACGTTGTCACTGTCTCAAAATCAAAGTGATTAACATCCTGTTGAGTATCAGGGTCTTTATCAGTTCCTGTGTAGTATGGATAGATAATACTGCCCCGTGTGTTTGCCATTATGGATTTATTAGATAAATTAAATGGTAATGTCACAGAAGTGTCGCAGGAATCAACCCGCTGGTCGTCTAACGGAACTGTTGAACTCAGTGCCAACTCTGTGTCATACGTATTACCTGCAAGCCTAAGCTGACGACAACCTGTATCAAATATAAGCTGACCTGCTGCATTCCAAGCACGTGCGCCATAACTCTGCCCAGCGCCGTTAGGAAAGTTCTGATGAAGCTTTCCAAACACCCTCAGGTAAAGCTGCCCCGGATTGCCGCCATTAACAAAGTTGCACCTGATATTGGCTGTCCAAGTGTTGCTGTTAACTTGCTGCAACCTCGTCATCTGGACACCAGCCCGCATAATCAATGTAGAATGACCTAAGCTTGCATTGTTCTCCCCACCATTCACTGTTCCGTAGGGCACTCCGAAGAACACCAGTGGGTATCCGACACAAGTAAATGTTACAGCTTGCTCCAATGTGTTGTTCACATCGAAAGCTACCTTGCCTAGATAAACGTATGAGAACGAATCCTCATCCACGTTGACGATATTATTGGCGTTAGTAATTCTGAAGCCATACGTCATTGGTTGCTCCCTGTCGCCATCACTACTAGATAGCCATCGTTGATTGGCTGGTTGGAGCCATCAATGGTAGACTGTGCCTTGTCTACGAAGATGTTAATAGTAGGCGTACCATTCGGGTAAGTCACTCTGCAACTCAGCACAGCGTAGCCTTCCAAGCCTCCGTAAGTCCCATAAGGCGATGTCAGGAATGGCATAATCTTCTTACCCTGAAACTGTGGGTAGGTGCGTGTAATGCCAGCCCCATTGCCAACTTGATTATTACCTGACAGCACTTCCTCAGTTTTAGGGAACAACGTCAGATCAACATTACTATCAAATGTGAGATTGCCTTGAGCATCCCATGCGCGCATTCCATATGTCATACGTCTAAGTTCCCCGCTTGAAAGCGTCTAATACTATTACCATCGTAAATACGCACACCATTAGCATCTTGGTCAATTCCCGCACCTGTACCGTTAACACGGGCTGTAACAATGCTTGAGATGGCTTGGAGGTTTGACACAAGAATCTTATCAGATGTGATGGCCTGTGCAGCTACTTTGCTAGCCACGATAGCTCCGTCCTGAATCAACACACCTCCGATGGAAGCATTCTGAATAAATGTGCTAATGTTGGCAGGAGTGATTACACTGTCTGACCAAGGGGTTGCTTTAAAGCCTAACTCCACTTTGACGTTATATATGATAATGTTAGAACCACTACTATTAGCATAAATTCTTAAGAATGCGTCTCCATTTGCCCCTGATGGCATTTGCTCTGTGAAGGTGTATCGTGCAGCCGTAGTAGAGGTTGTGACCTGAATACCCGCAGTGTCACAGTTTGTGCCAAATACGTCAAGGTTGAGTAACCTTGGTACTCCATCACAGTAAACTTCAAAGCTAACTGTGTAATATGCGTTAGCAGGAATATTCAGCCTTGCTGATTGGACGGCTGTATAGTTGACTCCATTAGTAGGAAGGTAAGCATACTCGGAGTTAGCTGAGGCTGCGACACCTTTGTTAAAAAATGCACCTCCGAAAGTTCCTGAACCGGGCCAATTAGATAGGCGTGGCACTATGTTAGGATTCCCAGCCACCTGCTGTGCTAAACTAGAATCCGACCTCAAGATAGCATTGCCGTTCTTGTCTTGGATTATCACAGAGGTTAGAACAGTGTCACCCGTGTTGCTCACCCTGTAAGGTGCAGCACCAAAGCTACTAGCACCTGCCCAAGTGTTGCCCAAGCTATCAACGTGCCAGCTATTAAGCCCACTGCCAATATCAATACTACCTGCTGTCATCTGCCCAAAGTTGGCACTAATCGCGCTGAGATTGCCCACTTTCAGATTAGATAAATAAGGGACATTCCAAACTGTTTGGTTAGGCACCGGGTCATAGATACCATCCGACTGAAAGACAGCTTGTCCCGCAGCGGGCGTAGGGGGCTGCGAAACCCAATCTCTTGTTGTCCCCCAATAGCCATTAACAGGAAGTGACTGCCCAGCGGTTAACACGTATAAAGGAGTTGTGGCAAGCGTAAAGCCATCAATAAGGACGTAGGCGATACGTGCCGATGCGCCTTGGCTACCTGCACCGCCACTTGTACCTTGATAAGCAATGCCTGCAATAGTGGCAAGTGTCCAGTTAATTGCAGAGGTATTAGCACCAGATGTTTCAACAAGCCTAACAGATGCCTCATACAATGTATAACCACTTCCGGGAGCATTTCCTTTTACTTGTGTCCAACCTGTCTGCGGGGGATTGTCATAGGTGCCTGCTGTCCAGTTGTACGTGGCGGAACCTGTTGTGGTCGGTGCTGACAGCCCCCACTGATAAGCAGTCACTGTCCATGTTTTGATACCTGCGATACCTTGAGCACCGTTAATACTGACAGCAGCTAATGAGCTACCACTTGCATATGTGACGCCTGTGCTAATTGTCCCTGCTGGTGCTGTAACAGGCTTGGAAGCTTGCCACAACTTAATACCAGGACTTCCAGGGTTGTTAGGAATGGCAACACTCCATCCATCTGTGTCGCTATACCCTGTAACCGTCGCTGTAGCCCACGAGAAGGTCGCTGTGCCTGTTGGCAGGCTAGGTGTGACGGTAGACCACTGATAGAGGTTTGCAACGCCTGTAGAGGCTCCTGCTGTGCCTGCACCGCCATTCTGTGCGAGAATCTGTGCAGCGGCCCACTCAGATGCTGTAATGTCGTCTGTGCCTGTCGTGGAGGCTGCTGTAGCTGTACTCACCCATAAGTATGCTCCACCGGCTGTCGGCACAACACTTGTCCAGCCATTGTTCAAGTTTGCTACGTTGGTATTACTGAACGTGTACGTTGCCGTAGCTGAAGGAAGACTAGGAGCACCGCTCGTAGTTGTGCGCTGATAAATATAAATTGTAGCTACACTCAGCCCTTGCGTACCATTCTGAGCCAACACAACAGGTGTGCTCCACTCGTTAGAAGCAATCGTATCAGTGGTTGTGCTAGCACTCGCAGAAGCTACAGTGACGTAGAGCGGGTCAGTTCCTGCTGGGATAGTTTTAGACCAACCATTGAGCAGCGTAGGTGTGATAATCCCTGTGGAGAAGCTATAGCTAATTGCCCCAGGATTTGATGTCAAGACTGTAGCAGAACGCTGATAGGCCATCACAGTGGCGTTGCTCAATCCACTTGGACCTGTAGCGCCAGAGTTGTCATATAGCTTTGACACTGTCTTGAAAGCGTTGTAGCTCTGCTGACGATATGGCAGAGTGGCTGTGACAGTGGCTGTGTCAGCACTCATATTGTCGTACGTGAGTACACATGTATTGCCAACAATATTTGACAGCGTACCGCCTGTGCATGTCCACGTTACAGTGCCATCTAGCAGGAGCAAGTTAGCATTGAAAGTGATAGACGTAACATCAGGAGTGTTCGATGTGCTTACGTGGAACACTTCCTTGGAAGCTGTCACAATGACAGAGGCGTTGATAGGAACTAGCAGGCGTGGGTTTGCAGCAGCCAAAAATAATGAGCCTGCATTTCTAATATCTGCCATGTGTTCCTCTTATGCTAAAACTGTCAATGTTGGTTTGGCTGCTAGCCAATCACTCTGAATGCTAATAATTTGGGATGCCTTGCCACTTGAAAGGCTGAAACGTCTGTGTTGCAAGAACTGTGCACCACCTAGTGTCTCCATAAGCAATTCTGCCGTACCTTCATAACTGTAAGCCTTGCGCTGAGTGCCAAACAACACACCTCTGCGGTTAGTTTCTAAGTCAGCGTCAGCCTGATTCTGCAAGCACGTCTCAACAATGTCTGGATTCTGAATCAGCATGTATTTAGCTGCTGTAATGTTATCCGAGTATGTCGATGTGAAAGGCCAATCCTGTGCAAATACTACAACTTGATCTGGTGGAACGCCTGCTGCCAAGCTGCTCTGCACTGTGTAGTTCTTTGCAAAGCCAAGCTTCACAGATGCCACAACAGGTACAGTGGTTGCTGTCAATGTGCGCTCACGTATATTAGCTGCTGTCACCATTGTTCCCGTGCTAGGCGCTGGAAGCTGAATGCGGACAACGTAGAGCAAGCCTGTACGAGTCATAGCAACACGAGCACCAATACTGGATGCCACTTGATTGCACAAGTCGAGTAAGTTAGTCTTCTCTGTGATGTACACGCCAATTGTGGCAGCACCTGAGACAACAGCACCTTGTGTGATCTGCTGCTCAAGAACAATATTGCCGCCAAGCTGGCTGTCCAATGTGCGGCTACCATCGCCAGGGAGATTGGCAGACAAGTCAGACGTAAGATACAGTTCAGAATCTGTGAAGCGCTTATCAGCATCTCCATAATTCTTTACAAGCACCTTGATAATACCTGCACAGTCGTTAACATAGCCGCCTGTGTTATACCCTTGAGCATCACAAGTAATTGTGCCAACAGGAGCTTGAGTGAGCTGGAATTTACCTGTTGATAAAAACTGTGTGAAGCCTACCGGAATGCCGTTATCCCTAACTTCAATAATACGCTCGATAGGGCCATTGTGAATCTGATACTCCAGTGTAGCTAAGTTTGTCAGCAATGGGCTGATATTAAAGCACTCACCAAACAACAGTGGAAGCAGCTTATCAGTGTTTGCAGAATTGTCATCAAGCTTAACATCACTGACAGTTGTGTTAAGGCGCTGAAGCTTATCTGACAATGTTAGTGTAACCTTTGTACGGTCATCTGCCGTAGGCTGCTCCGCAATAACACCACTAAAGATTAGATAGAAATCACTCTCTGACCAGAATTCATCGCCCAACAACACATCAATCTTGCGATTCTTCCACACATCCTCAAGCCAACTATCAATCTCTCCATTGATATTATGAAGGTCGATACTACCGCTAGAGATACTGACAGAGCCATCCAGCGATAGAGCTTCAGAGAATGTGACACCGCCTGCAATGACAGGCTGATATGTGCCGTAGTTCTTGTTAGATAGATAGCGAATAGTTTCTACACCATTAATCTGAACATGAGCACGAATCAGCACACAACGTTTAGCCGTGTCACTTTTAAGCCATGCTATTAGTTGTGCGCTTGTTGTCATTTATTTCCTAGTAGATTAAACTAAGGCAACCTTTGCTGCTGCCTTGTTGATAAGTCCTGCCAAACCTGTTGTCACTGTCGAGGCATTGTCATCAGATGAGTCATACATAGCACCAACCATGACACCAGCTTGTGCAGACTGTGCTGCCGTCTGAGCAAGGATGGCTTCAGTGTTAGCCTGAATAGCCACTACAACAGGTTGTGCCGTAGCAAAGTTTGTTGTATTGCTACTGCTTGAAGGCGTAGCTGCTGCCACTTGCGAAGCCGTAGGAGTGTACGTAGTGTCCATCTGCGAGTTAGACAAACCCCCAACAGAGCCAGCAATAATGGCTGATTGCAAAGCTGTGATAGCATCTGTAACAGACATCACCGACTTGTTCACATCGATAAGCCCTTGCACTTGCTTATTAAGAGCATCCAAGCTAGCCTGAGCAACGTCCACTTGCACTGTCGAACTGCCCATCAGCTTATCAATAGCTGTCTGCACCATGTTGTAGTCATCTGTATAAGCCTGACCTGATGCGTTCACTACTTTAGAAGCTGACAGCAATGTAGTAGAAGCCGCTGTAAAGTTTGCCTGCGCTGTAGCGTCACCATTAGCTGCTGCAACGGCTGTAGCGTCAAACTGCTTCTTAGCCTCTTGATATTTCTGGATGTTCGTCAGAGGACTGTCAGCACCAGTTTTCAAGCTGTCCTTGTAGCTGCTGAGCGTGGCGATAAAGGATTTAGTTTTATCAATCACACTCTGGATAGCTGAGCTTTCCGAATCGTAGCTATCTTGCAGAGTGCTCTTAGCTTTCGTCACAGCGTCCAACAGCTTAGTTTGTGCGGCTGTCAATGTTACAGTGCCCTCTGCTAAACTTGTTGCGTAGTCAGCCGATTCTTTAAACTGTGGAGCTAATGCCAACAAAGTTGTGTACAATGTCTGTGATGCAGGGTCCGTCAAGTCTAGCGAGCGAACCAGCCCTTTAAACTGATCCATTGTCGTAACAGACGAATAACCAAGCTGAGCCATTGCGTTCTGCACAGAAGCCGTAATTGGCCCCATCTTCTCAGCTTCTGTCAGGAAGTTGTCTACGAAGTATTGCGTGTTCGTATTCAACGTGTCCAGACTACCTGCTGCACTGATAAGGTTTTCAGCCACGGTGGCAGCAGCAGTTCCTGTAAGCTCGAACGATTTGCCCAACACTGCAAAGACATCCTTCACACCCATCACATCTGTAGCAACACGTGTGATTGTCTCCAGCATTCCTTCACCAACCTTTTGGAATTGTGTGAAGTCTGTGAAGGCAAACTTAGCCATATCATCGCCCAGCTTGCTAAACACTGCTGTCAGAGCGTCTTGAATCTCAGCGCCTGTCATGTCCTTCAGGGAGATTTTGCCAATGTCAATTACAAAGCTATTCAGCTTGGCATTAAAGGCATCTCCACTAATACCGAGAGCCTTGCTAGCCTCTTTCAAGGTGGAAGCCATGCTCTGTACGATTAACGAGAACTGTCCGTTTGCGTCAGAGCCGAGCGACGTACTATCAGTGTACTGCTTGTCGCTACTGAACAGGCCACCTTCTCTATTCATATCTGAATACTGGCTTGCATTGAATGTGCCAGCACCAACTGTAGTTTTAGCTGCTGTGAAGCCCGTATCAGTGACTGTGGTTTTACCGCCGAAGATAAAGTTGGCAATCTTACCAATAGTGCCGCTGATTAATCCACCAAACATCTTGTCAATGGATGATGCGAAGTCATAAGCGCTTCCGTTAGAACCAACACCAGTTTTACCTGTAATTCCTGTGGATTGCACAATCAAGGAGGATAGGTTGCCAATGCTGTCAGAGACAGTTTTCAGATAGCCCACCATCTTGTTAGTTTGTACTAAGCCAACACCAGAGTTCTTTTCAAGGATTGAAAGGCTGTTTACGATAGAGGCTGATTTGGCGTCGTCATCTCCGAGGACGGAGCCTGTGCCTTGAGTTTTCTGACGTTGCTCAGACACATCAGCACCGCCACCTGACATTCCTCCAAACACCTTCACACCGACTGCCAGCAATGCTGCTGCTGTAGCTGCCCCTGCTGCAAGATTGAAAGGGAATGGGAGAGCCATCATAGAGCTTGCAATAGCCGCAATACCGTTAGCTGTTGCACGAATACCTGCTTGAGCCACATCCAAGATAGTGTAAGCTGCTCCAGAAGCTGCTCCTGCTGCGTCTGCACCTACCTTCACTGCCAAGTAGCCTGTTACCAAGCCGCTCTTAACAACAAAGTTTTTAACTGCCTCGGCAAGCTCCATAACACGGAATGCTTTCTCAGCCGCGCCCAAAACTTTGTAGCCTGTGGAGCCTTCTTTGAAGAATCCTTGTGCAGCTCCTGCCATATCCCCATAAGATTTGATACGAGCAGTGGCCTCTTTCGACGCATACTCTGCGTTAATATCTGCCAGAGCTTTGTTAGTGTTCTCTTGGCTAACACCGAAAGCGTCATACATCGACTGTGTCTCTTGCAAGGCAGCTTGTTTGTCCTGATCCATTTTCGTGCTAGTGTTGCTAGCAGCTACGTAAGCCTGCACCATTGCACCAGCAGCTTTACCGGAGCTACCAAAAGCATCTCCAAGGGACTTACTAATCGACTCACCAACACCCACCCACATCTTGCGCTGTGTTTCTGCAAGGTTGGTGAGTTGTGCTTGAGCTTCGTTGAAGTCTTTAGGATCAATCAGCTTGCTCATGCGACTCTTAAGCTCAACCATGTTCTCGGACAAGACCTTGGAGGCCTTCGAGGCTGCTGTGAACATCTCGCCAATACCCTCACCTTCAGTGGCTGTCTGGACACCCTTCAGAGAGTTGCGCACAGTGTTTGACAAGTCCATGAAAGACTTCAGATTCTCTTTCTCTTGTGCCTGAGATTTACCAGCAGCTTGTTCAGCTTCAAGGGCAAACAATACTTTCTGCTCCATTGCTTTGCGCTCAGCATTTACTTCTGTTGCCAAGTCAGCTTGAATACCGGCAATACGGACAGCACGCTTGGCGCCAAACTCAGCTTCGTATGCATCAGCATATTTGCCTTGAGCAGTGTAGGTGGCTGCTTGAGCCTTCTGAACCATTGTCTCGCTGTCCACCATCCACGTAGCGTTAGCACGATTACGGGCAGCTTCTGCGGCTTCGATGTTAGCTTGCTCAGCTTGAATCTGCCCGGTGTACTTCATAGCAGCTTGACGCTTATTCTCAGCGCCTACGGCTGTGTCCACTTTGGATTGCAAGAGCTTGATGATAGCGTTTGCGGCGGTTACTTCGGCTGTGTAGTTCTCTTCGATAACTCCGCGCTCACCGATCAAGCCTTGCTTGTAGGCTGACGTTGTTTCAGCTTTAGCTTGCTCTAGGAGTTTCTTTTGAGCGTTGATTTGATTTTGGAAGTCTTGGATTTGTGCTCCGTAGGCATCACTAATAGCTGCCTTGTCAGGACCACCGCCGAGAGTGCCAGTACCTTTGGATTTGTTAGCGGCTGCTGCATCTTTCTCTTGCTGAAGGCGCAATTGCTCTTTAGAGGCGGCTGCGGCCATGACGGCTTGCTGAGACTTCTCAACACGGTTATACTCAGCGTCAGCTTGAGCACGAACAGCGGTGGCAGCCTTGACAGCACCATTGTATTCTTGCAACTTCTTAGCACGAGCCATCAGGTAGGCATCGCCATCTTCGCCACTAGTATCATTTAGTGCGGATTTAGTTTTAGCGACGTTAGTGTACGCTTCGGAAACAGCACTATCACGCTTCTGCCCAGCAAGTGCTAAGTTTTGTGCATAGATAGATTGTGTCTCAGCGTCACGTGCAGACTTACCGTTCTGCATCAGTTTAATTTGATCGTTGAGACGCTTCGCTTCCAAGTCAAGTGCATCAGCGTAGTCTTTGGAATACTGTATAGCATTCTTTTGATTGGCAGACAAATCAGCAGCGTCACGTTCAGCTTTAAAGTATGTGTATGCGGCAGCGGCTGCTGACAGGGCAATAATCAGTACACCCATACCCACTTGCAATGCTACTGATGCAACTGTAAGTGCTTCAAAGGCAGTTGTCAAAACAAGCACGGATTCACCAATACTCGTAAAGACACCAACCATGAAACCGATAGCTTTATAGGCTAGCAACCCTTCAAAGAGCTTCACCACGAGAGGGATATTCTCTGCAACAGCTACTGTAAACTTTGCAACGCCGACAGCTAAGTTGGTGACACCTGTAAGAAATTCAGGAGAGGCGAAAGCACTCTTCATCTCTGAAGCAACCACAGACAACTGCGGAGAGACAGCTTGAAAAGCTTCCACAAACACAGTTTTTAGGGTGTTACCAACAGACTTGAATTGATTCTCAACGGTGAGAGACATTTGAGCCGAGCCAATAGCAGCATAGCCGAAAGACTGAACTACTTGATCGTTCAAATACTGAAACATAGTGACACGTTTACCATCTGCATCTGTAGCGTCTTCTGATTTTTTCCGGTACAAATCCAACAGTTCCACAATTGTTTTCATACCGCGCTCATTAGACAGATTTGCAATAGCATTTTTCTGTGCTGCACCCGTCAATCCATCAAGCCCCGTTGACAACGTGGAAACTACCTGTAACAAGCTTTTGTAATTACCTTCAGAATCTTTAAAGCTTGCAGGAGTAAGTTTCATGGATGCTAGCGTACTCACGACTTTTTCAGACTCTGAAGCCAATTCCTTGTAGAAGTTCTTCAGTGATGTACCCGCAGCGGAGCCTTGGATACCTAAGTTACTTAGAGCAGCAAGCGAGACACCAATGTCTGTCAAGCTAACGCCATACAATTTACCCACAGCGGAGCCAGCCTTGAAGGCTTCTGACAGCGATTCAACAGACGACATGGACACAGCAGCAGTTTTTGCAATAACATCTGCAATCCGACTATAGTTCTCTGTAGTGTAGCCCATTGCTGTGCCAACCTGTACGAGCGTATAAGCAGACTTCTCAATAGAAGTGCCACCAATCGTTGCCAAGTTAAGCGCGTCTGAAATGCCCGTCAAAGCTTGCTTAGCATTCAAGCCAGCAAGAATCATTGTCTCGAAGGCTTTGGCGACCTGCTGAGGTCCATAGATACCTTGACCAAGACTAAGAACAGACTCACGAATGGCGGTAATAGACGCGACTGTTTCGCCGCCCTTTACACGGATGCCTTCAAGAGTGTTCTCAACATCTGAGCCAACTGTTACAATACCTTTTAGAGCTACGCCAATGGCGAGGCCAGCAGCCATGCCTGTGAAGGCTCCGTAAGTAACCCATAGAGCGCCTAGTGAGCCGCTGAGGCCACGTGCAGCGGCCTTACCTTCATCCATGGCCTCGTTACTAGCACGCTGACGCTGCTGATGATTTTGAAGCTGCTGATTGAGTACTGTAAGGGACGTTGCGAGCAAGGCCATAGCTGCTGCGAGCGCTTGTGTAGAGCCTACAGCGCCTGAACTAGACGCTTGGATAGATTGCAGTAGGGCAGCTTGCTGTTGCAGCTTAGCCATGTAGCCAGCCATGGCAGCAGCCGAAGCACTATTAACTGTACTAAGCTGCTGTGTGGCTGCTGTAAGGGCGAGGATGCGTTTCTCCGCGTTAGCTGCGGAGGTTGACAATCCGCCGATTGCTGCGGAGGCTTCTTTAATACCGGTTGAGGTCACGGAAATTGCTAGTGTCGTGATGTCCAAATTTAGCTACTCCTTTTATTAGTTTCGCCAATTAGGCACACGTTACTCATTTGGTACAACTTCAACACGTGGAGAATTATCCTGCGCCCACATTTTGAAACCTTCTTCAATAGCTCTTGCATTAGCCAACGCAGCGTCTTCGCTAACTTCATCCAAGAAGATTGGTGTTGGACATGGGCGTTTTGCATCCGAGGAAGCTGCGGAGTACTCTCCAACATAATCTTCGCTCATACGCCGGATTTGCTCAATCTCCCAATCTACTAAATTACAGCTTTCAATAGCCACAGCGGAATAGGAAGGTTTAAATCTCTTATCAGGTCTAGGATGCTCTACAAGTTCAATATCCACCCTCTTGTGGAAGTGATTAGCCCAATTAAGAATTTCCCCCCATGATAATTGAGTCGGTCCGTTAGCAGTCTGGTCAGAGACCCCACAAGCAAACCAGTACTTAACTAAATTCTGTTCGTACTCTGATAGCGTGGGGTATTCTAAGTAAGGGCTACCCTCTGTGTAGAGTAACCTGCGCGATGTCTTAGCCGTTTCGTGGTAGGAGTTTAGCCACCCCATGTGCCTAGCGTAACGGCTAAGATTGTCGCTTATTTCTGCAAAAAACTTTCCACATTTCCTAGTGCCTCAGCCACAAACTCGGAAATCCACATGAGTTTAGGGTTGGCATATAGTTTCTTGAAGTCTTCCTTCGTAGCCACAGGCTTACCGTCCATACTCATATTCTTAATACCCACGGTCATGGTAGCGAAGAACTCTGCGTTCTCTTCCAAGAGTTCATCAGGGGTCTTACTTTTTTCTTTTTTATTTCGGTTGGCTTCCTGTTTGCGCAGGGCAAGGGCGAGCCAAGCACGGTGTTGCTTCGAGGAGCGACCGTACAATTCGATGCTGACAGGCTTCGTCTCTGCTTCATCAGCATAGATAACACCACCTGTAGATGGGTCAATCAGGTCCACGATAACAGTGTCCGACAGTTCTTTGGAAGTAATTTCAAACATTTTCAGTTCCTTTGGTAGAATAATAAGGGCCGCTTATGCGGCCTCTGTGGTTGCTAGGGGTGTTACAAAGTTTAGTAATGCTGCCAAGTTAACGTCTATGAAGCATTCTGTGCTTCCATCAAAAGTCCTATCAACTCGCTTGTAGTGCTGTTCTAAATATCTATGAATCTTGTGCTCAAGGATTTGCGGAATTGTCCCGTCCATAAAATAGTAGCTAGAAATTACTGTAAAGCTTGGTCCACCGTCTTTAGCCACTTCCCTGATTCTGTGCTCTGGGGTACGTGTGGTAATACCTACTTTAGTTATGTCATCCGCTATCAGAATATATAAATAACCGGGCTTACCATTGTTATACCCTGAAGTGTTGCACTTCGGACAACCCTGTCCACTTAAGTGGTTTGTTGCCGCGATCCAAAAAGGCCCGTGCAATTTACAGATAACTTGGACTTTACATTTAGCACCTTTATACTGCACAAGGGAATGGTCGTAAGTGTGCCCATGCTTATTTGCTACGTCTGATTTGTACTGCTCGTTATCTTTTGAATTATTTAAGTACCGACGTTCATCATAGCATTTCCGGCATCCTTTGCCCGACAAATGATTACCTGGGGACATCATGAAACTACCGTGTTTGCTGCAAATTATCTCAACCGGAGTAGTACCATTTACATATTTAACTTTGACATAGTCATAAAGGCCTGCAATAGCAGGAACGCTGTCAGTCTTACTCACAAAGCTTTCTTTACTTCCTTTTTGTGACTGCCCAGACTTTAACCTTGCGCACGCGAGGCACCCAGCACCACTCTGGTGAGAGTATGCGCGCTGCTCAAAATCCCCGTGTATTCTACAGGTAATTGTGAGAAAGTTATCAGAACCCGTGTAAACAGCCCTTTCATATCCGTGCTTATTTTGGTGGTCTTTTGGAACTAGTGACAACCACTCTTCAGTGCTTTTAATTACAACTTTACGTGGCATGTGTATCCTGTAGTAAGATACACTAGATGCCCGGCAGGTAAAAGCCTGCAACGGGCGTAGTGTTAAGAGTATTAAACCGTGATAATCACGCCACTAACTTCGCAGTCAGCATCCGCAGCAGTAATGGAGTTCTGACCACCGACAGTTGTCGTGAACGACATAACGAGAACTTGGAAGTAAAGAATGGTGCCGGTTTGCAGAACAATCTTAGCCGAGTAAGGAGCAGTAGATTGCTCAGCAGCGATAAGAAGAGTTTGCCCAGGATCACCAGGAGCACGATTCATTTTCAGCGCAATTTTTCCATTATTGCGTGAGCCTTTCAATTTATACGTGTTATTGTCGTCCAAAGGATTGACGAGAAGCACCGAAGACGAAGGGCCGATCTGACCTAGGTCGGTAACGTCACCAATTTTTGTATAGGTAAGAGCAGCGAAGCCTGCTGCGTCTTTGGTTGCTGGAACGCCAGCCGAAATGGAAAAAGTAGAACCTGCGGAGCTAAAAGCCAGTGTAGACATTTTATATCTTTCTTAAGTAATTATTGAGTAATGCTGGCTTGGACAACCGCACCAGTTGCTGCTGTGATTGCCACGGTTCCTTGACAGAACGCCGACACTTTATCGAGCGACAGGAGCACAAACTTACCGGCTGGTACGCTCATGTTGTAACCTGCTGCTACGGAAACTGTAGTATCACCAGCGCCGGGGACATTAACGGTTGTGCCCAAAGAGCCATCCACCGTAACAACCACAGCACTGCCTGATGTATTAAAAAGATGCAACTCTTGACCAGCATTAGCCGAATACACAAGAGTGTCACCCGATGTGCCAAGAGCGATGCTGGACATCTGCAAAGCGCCTGCCGAGTTTTTGATAACGTTTGGAACGACTGCCATGTTATTTCCTTAATGTTTAATTTTCTGATTCCATCCGATAGGGGATGAGAATGGGGGTTACACGATAGCCTGTTCCATCTGTCAGACTTTTCTTGATACTGGCAGGAGCTTCTACACTCACTGGCATTAAATCTTTTGGGAACACTTTAAATAGCTGCGATATTTCTTCTGCAATTGTTTCCGCATCCTGTGCGCCGTTGCCTTCCTTACTCCAAACATTTATCTGGAAGTCACCGTAGAATCTACGACGATCAGCAGAGACGTTAGGATTAATTGTGTTAGCTGGGATAAGAAACGCTTCAAGAAACGTAGCGGAGTTAACTGGCTTGGTGAACGCAATGTTTTCGCGGGCTATGGTAAGCACTGGGGCATGCGCTGTGGCGTATGCTGCTAAAGTTTGCATCAGCTTCGCTCTGATAATGGCTTGACTCAATGTGCGTAAGCTCCTTTAAAGTTGTTGACAGCTTGGCTCGTGAAGCCGTATGCTTGTACACGACCACTCCACACCCAACCGTTGGCCCCTTCTCCAGCAGGCCATCCTAGGACATCTGCACGATAAGCCTCTTCTACAGAGTTCGTAAGCGTTACAAAATTGTCCTTGCCAAGAAAAGGCGCTTCTGCTAACATGGCCTTAATCCTACTCAAACTGTCACCACCTGAAGAATTTGGAGACGTGCCCACTGTCAAGTCGAAACCACCAACTTTAGCGTAGTAGCTATTTTTAAGTAATCCTGTTGAGTATTGCGCAACAGGTTGGATAGGGCTTAGCACAACTTCATCTGTAAACAAACTTTCAACAGCGTTACAGCAAGACTTGTTAGCTTGTGTAAGAGCCTTTTGTCCGAAGGCTTGAATATCAATAGCAAAGCCCATAAACAACCCATTCCTCTAATCTACGTATTATAGCATAAAGTGTGCCAAATGTCAAGACTTATCTAGGCAGCTATCGGTGTGCTACAGACGCTTCACACTCAGCACGATCATCCGACTATCAACCCTCGGAGGAACATTGTTAGTGGTGATCTCATTAACCAACCTGACAACTGTTCCCACCACAGTAGGATGAAGAAAGGCTGATGAGACATTCCCAACAACCTTTTCAGCCGTCACTGCGACAGCCCCTGCCAACACAGTCCAAGTGCTCTGCACAATGGCTTCACCATCTAGCAAAGGCCACTTGATGCCGTACTCAAGAGCCGAATTGACAGCGGCTTCATACTCAAACATATCTTTAGCCATTGGCAATCCTATTCTCTAAATTAACTGTTCCAATGCGAGGCTCAGCAGCCACTGTGGAGAGACGTGTGCTATCCACCTCATAATCCTCCACAGCGTACTCCTGAGTGTCCACTACCAAATCTCCATCAGCGGAATGCTGCTTGTCTAATAGCGCTTCCATCACGCTACAACACACGGGCCAGCAAAGCTGATAAGATTGCTCTGAGTAGCTGTGCCATCACTATTACTAAACACAAGCCAGCCTGTACTCCCCGGAGGAAGCTGCGTTCCTGTAACGTTCAGCACAAGAATCCCGCTAGCATTTGTAGAGGCTCCTGTACCTTTCGCAGAAGGTGAAAACAAAGCATCTGGCGTAGCAGCGTCGAAGAATGCCCACTTCATGCCTGTCAAGCTAGCCTGCACAACGCCTGCACGATTCTTGAACGTCAGTGTCAAAGAGCTTGCAAGTTGCTGTGCAGCGGCTGTTGTAGCAGTTGTTGTCAGCACGTTAGAGCGCAAACCAGCAGCATCGAAAGCTCGCACACGAATGTTATACTGTGTACTTGCTGCCAGATTAACCTTAGCCACTGACAAGACATTGCCAACACTTGTATAAGAGGCTGTGCCAGTGTCTACGCTAACTTCATAGCCCGTTACAGCGACATTGTCAGTGCCTGCTGCATAACTAAAAGTGAAGCCACCAGAGTTGATGGCTGTGACACTAATCGTGCCAGTCATTACAGGTGCAGTAGTGTCTGCTGAAGCAAGCGTTGTGGCAGTGGTTGTAAGGGGCGTGGCAGTGTTGTTAGCAGCATCGTAGGCATACACTCGCACGTTGAACGTTGTAGCAGCTGTGAGGCCGCTACGCGTGCTTGTGAGGACATTGCCTACGTCTACGTATGTGCTGCCACCGTCTGTGCTAACTTTGTAGCCTGTAACTCCAACATTGTCAGAGGCAGCAGGCCATGACATGACAAAACTAGAAGCTGTTTGGCTGCTAATAGTGATAGGGCCAGTCATCACAGGTGCTGTTCCATCTGCTGCTGTGGCTGTTGTTACAGCTAGGCTCAGAGGTGTTGCACGGTTACCAGCAGCATCATATGCACGGACTTTTGTGTTGTACAGAGTAGCTTGTGTCAAGCCTGACTTAACTACTGTCAGGACGTTGCCAGCATCTGTATAACTCGTACCATTGTCAGTAGAAACTTCATAGCCTGTAACGGCTACGTTGTCTGTTGCTGCTGACCACGACAGAGTAAAACCACTTGTTGTGATTGCACTGCTAGTGAGGCTTCCCACCATTACTGGCAGGGTTGTGTCAGAACTTGTAGCATACACAGAATTCGCATACACTACAGCAGAGCCATTCTTGGAATCGCGATAAGTTAGTGCCATTACGACACCGTTACCAGTCCGCTACCAATCTTGGTGCCTGCTGCGTCACTCCAAATAACTCGTCCAATACCTCCTGGTGCCAAGGTTGTCACGCCCGTAATATTAATTGTGGCTGTACCCCCGGTGATGGCGAGATTTGTTCCATATTTAACAGGAGCGGCCCCTGCACTGACACGGTAATTGTCATAGAATGCATAGTCTAAGCCTGTTACGCCTGTGACAGCAGCGCCCGTAGAATCTACAACTGTAAAATTAGCAGCAGTAGCCAGCGCGGCTACAATAGCTCTATCAGTCTCTACGGTCATTGGTAGTGGGCTAGCCGTGTTGCCAAAAACTGGCGTTCCAACAGCAGGCGCGCTGCCCTCTAGATACTGAATCTTTGCTGGAGCAGACGCGCACGTTAAGGTGATTGTGGTGGCATTTGTGCGGACAGCAGAGTTAATTGTGACAGCAACACCCCCTGTATCAAAGGCTGTGAACCCAGTAATACCACTAGTCGGTGTGAAATCTGTGGAACCCCTGTTGGCAATAGAAACTGTGGCGACATTGCCAGTTACGGAGATTTGTGTGATTTTAGGGCCACGCAAATAAGTGCCTGCGATAAATGAGCCGTACTGATAAGATATCCGCCGCCCCCATGCTGGGAAGCCAGTGTCAACAGACGCTAAGTGAATTCCGTCACTGCTCAGTAGGAAGTCCATAGTCTGAACGGTGCATACGTTTGCATCATCGCCAATATCATTTTCAGCCATGCGGACATAATCAGAGCATAAATCGAATACTGATTGTGAGACTGTGGTGTTGGTTCGTCGGTTGAATCCAATGGCGCAGATAGGCATGGCGCTTTGCGAAGTCAAAGCTCTCACATTCGCTATCATGGTCCTCCAGTTTGCCAAGTGCGATGCCCTCGAAGTAACGGACCCATAAGCAGCATCGTTTGATCCGATTGTAATTAAACAACCTGATATCTTGCCACCAACATCACTGACACCACTCGCAAAGGCTGTCCACTGAGAATAACTTGTATTGGTCCAATCTGTAATCACAGAGCCACCGATACCGTAGTCAAGGAAGGCAATTGGTACGCCTGCCTGCACAGCCAAGTAACTCGCAATCTGAATTGCACAGCCAGCGGTAATAGTGTACCACGTCCCGTCGTAGCGACTGGTGACATCTGGGTCAAGAGTAAAACCTGTGCCTGAATCCGTGTAAAACGCTTTTTCTGCGCTGCTTGATCCAATAAAGCCGTGGATATCACCGACACCGAAACGGTTGGATTTAATGGCAGATGTCGCCAATACCGTTCCACCCAAGTCTTTAGACCGATACTGAATTAAGTATTTCTTTCCGTTTGTTGGTTGAGGAATCGACGGAGAAGCTACCCAAGTTCCTCCTGCTGCAATTGTGGCTCCAATCGATGCCCATGTTTTTTGAACGTCAGTTCCATTAGGAGCAAAAAGCTGGTACTCAACTGAAGCCGGTGCAGAAGACCCCACCCATGTTCCAGACACCGCAATAGTAGCTGCGCCAGAAATGCGCTGGTAGATTCTCTCTGCCACCAACTGCGCGGCATCAATACCATATGCAACGGTTGCCGAAACTACAGAGCCGGTGCTGGTGGCTGTAGCTGTACCGCTAGTGCTATTGGCAGTTTGGGTAACAGTAAGTGTTTTTCCTGCATCACTTGAGATCGGCGTATAAGTTGTCCCGGTTGCTCCAGAAATGGCAGCGCCGTCAATCTTCCATTGAAACGTGTTTGCCGGTGATGGAGTACCAGTCGTGCTGGCTGGGGATACTGTAGAAACAGAACCAACTGCTGCACCGGCAAATGTTGGCAAGCCAGAAATAGCTGGAGCAACCGGTGTACCTGACGCAACATAGCCGAAGCCAGGGGAAGTACCCGTAACCATAGTAGACGGAGTTGCCGAGAATGAATTTGCTTGCGTACCTCGGTCAGACAAATCGGACACGTCATTCATCCGAATATATTGCGCTGGGGTTTTCCCGATATCGGACAACTCCATTCCGTATGCAAGTTTGGCAATCTCGAAGTCGGTCAACCCTGTACCGTCCAATCGGAAAATACGCGCAGCAGATTGGCCAAAAACCCTGTTAGTTGCTTGATCCGACCTAGCACCAATGGTCAAGTTCCCAGTACCTACTAAAGTCCCCGTTAAAGCGACAGTTTGCCCAGTAAGCACTGCTGAACCATCCACCGGAGCCGATGCCAACACGCGACATTGTTTTACCGTAAGGTTCCCTGAAACACGCTGGAATACAAATAACCACGAATCACCGCTGACAGGTGATGTAGGACTTATACAGACGGGACTGTTTGAAGCCCCTAAAAACAAGTGGACATTTCTCTCAGAATTTGCGGCAGAGGCTGGCTCGTATACTAAATTGAACGAACCCGCGGTTTGAAATGGTCCTGTTGAGTACAGATATTGTGGCTGACCCACGACTGCGGCGTTTATCGAATTAAAATAAATAACGCAACCAATTGCCCAATCACTATCTGGTAAAGTCTTAGCTGCTGCAAGTGTTGAGAAAATAAAAGTAGGGGGCGATAGTGCCGGGTCGAATTTAATGGACATTCTTATTCCTATTTATATACAACAAAAGAGACTTGACAGCCACACCTTGCAGGTGCCATCAAGTCTCCTATAATTACTTACTCGTCTTTAATTACTACAACTGCTGCTGAAGGAAGCTGGACATGTACCTTCTTGCCAAATGTTCCTAGCAGCCATGCCCATATCTTCTTCAGCATGTTATTCCTTGACGTAGCTGACAGTGATACCGCTTGGGAGCGAGACATCAACAGGTTGTGGAGCAGGCTCAACAGGAGGCGTGTCAACTGGTGGCGTCACAACTTCTTCCACGATAGTGAAAGCTTGCGTGTAAGGTACGCCCATGACAGCGCCCTTGCTGTCAATACCGCTAGCACGAACAACATAATCGCCAGCGTTGATGCCGCTAAATTCGTAGACAGTTGCTGACGATGCTACAACTGTTACGCCGTCTGCTGCGAGCAGTTCTACGAGGGTTTGTGCTGCGGAGGCTTCGGAGCCTGCTGGAAGGGTTTGGTTAGCAAATGTGAGTGCTACGGATACTTTGAAAGTCATGATAGGGTCGTCCTTAATAGGTGGTGTTGCTGATGGAATTAGTTGTTGCAAAAACTTAGGGGTATTGGGGGCAGGGTCGCCGCCAAATGTTGCGTTGGAAATAACAATCTCCCCGCTCATTACTTCTTCAGAGGAGTACAAGCCGTTTGCCCCGTAACGCACTGTTGTGTTGTCAGGGACATTAACTGTCTCACCTTCTTTGCCAATTTGATTCCAAACTCTAGTGTCAGTGTCTACGTAAGGTGCAACTGGCTGCGCCTTGTAGTTTCGAGGTACTACGTTAAACTGTGCGCCGTTCGAGTAGTCACATTGAACGCTGCGTGACATAAACAAGTCCCAAGCTTTTCGAGCATTTGGCAAATCATATTCTGCACAGTATGCCAAGGCTGGCTGCATATTAGAGGGATAGCCAACGTTACCAAAAGCAATATTACTCATGTCCCCTGCAAATACACCGCCTGATGATGGGTACTGATTGGAAGGGTATCCGGTTGCATTCCACGCTTGAGCCATCTCAGGGCTTGCACAAGGCAAAGCCATAAACTTCTCGCCAAGCTGCTTTGTGTAGCACTCTTTTAGAGTTTTATAGAATGGTCCGTTACCAGTTTCTCTAATATGAAGATTGTAAGGAACGGCTGTTACCCAACACACACCGTCTGCCGTCATTCGACCCACCGGAAACTGAGCTTTCCATGCCAGTAGATGTAGAGCCTCGGTGAAGCCCAAGTCTGCTGCATAACCAATTACCGATGTGAAGAAATCATCCATCCAAGGTGCTACGCCCGTATTTCCATCGTATGCTACTGCAAAGCCATTAACGATGGTTCCAAGATCATTACCCATCTTACTTTGGTCGAAGTCACTATCACCTGGAGAAACATCATTACGAACTTTGTTATTGGTGTAAGCTGAGTTATACCAATCAAAATTGTTGTTCAGAATACGAGTAAACTCTTGTTTATAAGAGTCATCATCGGGCGTAATATAGGTTGCTTGAGTTAATGTTCGTAAAGCCCATGCTTGACCTCGTAACTGCTCAGGAATAACAAGACCTAAACCAGCGCCACGATAGCCGGGGTTCGAGGAAAACACGCACCACATTGCCCAGAATTGCAACTCCTCCAGATAGTAGTAGTCACCCGTCAAAAGGTAGGGCAAATAGGGAAGTGCAGGGTGATGTGGAATCTCAGGAGTAAGTGGTGTGCGATTCTTAGGGTTAGCATCGTTGCCTGTATCCACCCAAGGAAAAGCGTCTGTCCCTGCATCTGAAACGTTACCCATCGTCATTCGTGGATGGTCTTTAAGGCTAACTGGACGATCTGTATTCTTGTCCCGGTAGTGCATTGGAAAGCTACCAGCGCCGTTAGCTGTTACAAGGCTGGTATCGCGTGCTCGGGAGTCTCCTGAAAGCAGCCAATTAACTTGCCAATCAGGGAGGATACCAATATCTCCACGACCACCTGTCATTGGCATGTACGCTGTTGTCGCACCAATCTGCATTGGTCCAGCATTCAACGCTAGAGCGCCGGTTTGCTGCAAAGTTTTTTCAGATGGTGGCGTAGCTGGGTCGTAGTATGGGACAGCTTTAGCAGCAAGAAAATAAACTAGATTAGGACGCACATTGACTTGTGGCGAGCTTCCAGTCCAATACACCTTACGATGGCGGGCGTGGTGGTAGTGGTTGAGAGCAGCTTGAGAATAAACTACGTTACCATTTACTTGATTTTCAAGATCATACACAAAGTTCTGTGGGCCACTTTCATATGCCCAATTGTTCTCTACTGCCACATCCACACGCACATTACCAATTGCCGTATAATCACGCAGAGCAAACCGTGCATACAAGTGAGGGTGGGCTGTACCATCTGCTGTAGTGAAAGGAACATTGAATTGCTTCTCTTGCACTATATTACCAGACAACCAAACCTTATTGGCAAGGTGCGTATTATCAACAGTAGCCGAATACTTTACGCCTGCAATCGTGGCTGTCACAGAGGCTGTGGTAGGCGTGCTAGGTGCTGATGTAGAGTCGCTTGGAGCAGACTTCACAAGCTGCATCACTGGCAGGGTCTTGGCAGACAAGCTTGGCAGCACAAGGCTGATAATAGCGTGACGCACAGAGCCATCTGCGTGAGTGGCTTTCACTTCGTATTGGAGTGGTACAGTGTCCTTGCCAATACGCCCTACAAGGCTTTCACCTTGAAGCGTATCGCCAACTTTAAACACTTGACCGAATGTGATAGGGGTGTTACTCTGATTTGCTGCTGATAGGCTTTCGAGCGTAACGTCTGTTACGACAGAGCCGATTGGGAGAGACATTAGGGGTTCCTTGGAAATAGGGAAGCCACTTTTGCAGCTTGACGATGCTGTTAATTATTTACGAATGTACAACTCGTAGAGGATTGGGTCTGACGGATCGGTGCCATGAAGCTTACTCGTTACAATGTTCCAAGTTACTCCTTGGATTACCACGTTATCATCTGTGGGATCAATTACGAGAGCATCGGCAAACTTGTCAGCCTTCTCAGTAGGCTGCACGTACAGGATTAGGTCGCCATTCTGGATATCGGTGCCAGTGTTAGTGCCAGTGCCGAATAGGGGGCGTAACTGTTCCTGGCGGATACAGCGAATAGGGATTGCTATGATAGTTTCATCGACGCCACCTGTGGCGTCGTTGGGGACTGTTGTAATTTTCTGGTAGAGGGCGGTGAAGCCCCATCGCTGCATCGCGTTGGCAACTAGCCGGTCAAATTGGTCAAATCTGCTCATGCTTCGGACCAACCAGTACGCCCATACATACCCAACCTTGAGCCGTCATTAGCACTGATGTCACCAGTGAATGCAAGCTGCTGCGCTTCATCTCCCGAATTAAAGTTCTGATTCCATGCTTTCTGAAAACTCAGAATAGGTGAGAACTCCTCAGACGTAGACGAAGGGATTGGCGAAAAAGACATGAACGCAGGGTTGCTTACAGTGGTCAAAAGGAAATCTTTAAAGTTTGTATAACTTTCCGCAGACCAACTTTCCAATTGCGCCATCTTCTCGTGCGTGCGGAAACTGAGCATCGCCAAGATGTAAAGCGCGCAGGTCTTGGCTGCTGCTGGCAGATTGCCCCCACTATCTGTGAGGGTTTGCAGGTACACTGTGTCTGGTAACCATGGAAGGGTTTGCCAATCACCACAACGTAAACGGAGCTTCCCTAGATCAGAAGATGGGTCAATGACTGTCATACGTTCCTTAAATTATTTACCACATATCGGGCCAAAATCTGTTACCCTTGGAAAGATTGTCGAAAGCAGGGATAATGCTAAGATTACCACTCCAGTGCAGACCACAAACAAAGCTTGACAAAAGAGGCACGGTATGGTCTACTTGCCACTTGAAACCTGTCGCAGACTCTCGGAGGACAGTTAAATTGTACATCTCTTTTAAGAAAAGCTCTTCAAACTCTTTGTCCTCGAAATCTACGGTGGCGCGATTTCGGTTAGCTCTGCGAAGAGCAGACTTAGCATTAGCCTTATCTCGATTATTGCGAGTGTACTCGGCAGAGTACTCCTTTTTCTTTTGCCACTCTATAGGACACTTCATACGTTCTTTACTCTTCAGCGAGCCACAAGCTCTGCACTCGCAACGCAGTCCGTCAGCACCCATAAGGTTAGCAGTAAACTCGCTCTTATCCTTAATTTCAGCACAGGTCGAGCAACGTTTTTCGTTTAGCTCTAGCCCTACCGATCTCTTAGCTACTCGCGTAGCCATCTTCCTGTCAAGAACACATTGGTGACAACGTGTATGTCCATCCATATGAGCACCAGCAGGTTGGTAGAAAACAGCATCATGCTCTGTGCAGCGAATTTTTACGAGTTCCGTACGGTGTGTATAGACGGCTTCGGAATAGTCATGTAAGATGGCATGAGATTCTGTGGAACGCTGCTCAAATTCTCGTTGTGTAAGTCGTTTGCTCAATTAAGCTCCTTATTAATGTAATCTTACCATTATACACGATAAGATTACATCGGTAAAGAGGCTGGACAACTCCCAGCTTATCTTTGTTGTATAAAAGCCCCGAAAGGCATTTTATTTAGTTGCTAGAAAACAGACGAATAACCGCTTGAGGACGGGTCAGGCAGCTAATATGATTCGATTCTGTTTCGATGTCGATCTTGGTGCCGTTAGTTGCAGCCTCTTCAAAAGCGTACATTTTCTCGCCTTGGGTATTGACCAGACCGAAACGCTCTGCTGGAGCAAAGTACGTTTTGAACATGCCCGAACCTTGTGGCACAGCAACGCCTTCGTTAGCGGTGGTAATCGAAACACCGTTATACGAGTCACGAACTTCGCGGAAGGTAATACCACCGAAAAAGAACGAACGACCGTTGGGCATAACCGAATTACCGTCAGCCAGACGACCGCGAATAGGGTCAAAACCAACTGCGTTTTGCTGAGCGTAAACCCATGCAGCTTTTACGCTAGCGTGCGTAATCAGTTTGTTAAAGAAGCCGGTACTGACAGGTGCAATAATGCCACTAAAGACACCGTTACCGCCCATACCGTCATGGGTTGCTTGAATCACCAACTCAATTTTCGACAGTACTTCAGTGCCAGGAGTGCCAAGCGCAAAGTCTACCGATGTCTGAGTAACGTTAAATTCTTGGAACCAGTTCATGGAAATCGTGCCGTTTGGAGCATACGCTGTGCCCGAGAACAGCGCTTGAGCACGTGCAGCGTTCAACGTCCAATCGTGGTTCTGACGCATACGCAGCATTTTGCGAGCACGGACAGCATCCAGTTGTTCGATTTCATTGAAGTTATCATAGGCCGACTTCTGCGCCAAGTCTTTAGGCGAGATATGGTCATCGAGCGGGAAGTGAGGAATAGGGAATGTGTGCAGTTTACGAACACCGTCAGTATTCACGTTATTCTTTTCACCGCGAACACGGTCAAGAATAAGAGCACCATTCAAAGTGGTTTCTTCAAACATGACGGTATCAGAAGCGACACCTTCCTCTTCAAAAATACCCATCATGTTATAGGTGCCATATTGAATAGGTAGATTGCGTACAGCGGATGTCAGGTCAACGACATCAAAATTATTAAGGGGGCTACGAACCAGCATGTTATTTCCTTTTAATTGTCAAAGATTGTTGTCAACGACAACTATTAGATTGCTGGCAGAACGTCGATACCGACAGCCGCCAATTGTGCATACAGAGACAGCGTCAGAGCACCAGTCGTAACCGATGTGCCAAACGACAGCGACTTGTCAGCAACAGCCGATGCGCCGCGATACAGAACCAGAACGCGAGCGTCCGTGTTAGCTGCGACAGTAACTGGTACAGGATGGCCCATGAAGTCGCCAACCACTACAGCACTAGCAACTTGCGAACCATCGGTAGCAGTGGCTTCCACCACTTTATACTTACCAGTTGCAGTTACTTGGCCGATAACCGTGCCGATTGGAAAGGTGCCAGCGACACCGTTCAGAACTACCATTTTCTTGCATTGGCCCCATTCAGGACCGGCTTCGCGTTTCACAACATTGCTATAACGTTGCGAGTCAGTGGCGATAATTGGCATTATATTTCCTTATTTCGTTTTAAATGTTGCAGCAAGGGATGCTGCGAGACGGGTTGCTGTATCTTCTTCTACTACTGGAGCCGCCTCAGCAGCTACTCCTTTTTCCGAAAACATCTCGGATTTGCTTTCAGCCTCAAAGCTAGCTGCATAACCGCTGAGAACAGTGGCGAAAGATTCATCGCCAAGGCTTTCAAGAGCAACAGCCATCTGTGGACCTTTAACATCGCCCATCACTGCCGACAAGGATGCTGTACGAGCTTCCATCTTGGCTGCTTTGGCTTGCGAAATAAGCATTTCTTGTGCTTGAGCAGAGGCTGCGAGGGCTGCTTCTGCTGCTGCGTATTTAGTAGCGAGTTCGGCCATTTGCGATTGCATTGTGGCTTGAGCCTCAGTAGCCGTTGCAAGTGCTGCTGCCATCTCCGCTAGTTGTTCATTAGCAGCGGTTGGCTGCTGTTCTTGTGTCGTCATTTCTGGGACTACCTCACTGTTTTCAGCCGAAGCTGCGTTATCTGCCGAAGCAGGGAAAACTTTCTTCATCAAATCTTTAAGCATTTCATGCCCCTTTGTGTTTGTTAGCTACGTAGGAGATGAACTCCGAACGAGTTTGAATTTTATTAATCAGGCCAATTTCAAGAGCATCTTGTGCGGAGTAGACTTTGGCGTTAGTGGCCTTCAAGTCCTCGACCGACAATCCAGTGTACGAACTTACGTGTGAGCGAAACGCGTCACCAAGTTCTGCACAACGAGCTTCCAAGTCTTCAATGAAACCTTCCCGGAAAGAGCCATCATCTGCAAATGGAACTTTTTCAGTTCCGTCTGTGATAAAGATTCGCTCAATACCTTCTTTTTTCAGGTACTCCGAATCATTCATCAGTGCAATAAGCACCCCGATAGACCCTACCTCGGCAAATGGGTTTGCTACTACCTCATCACATACGCAGATCAAACCATACATTGCAGAAGCGGCTGTGCCGTCTACATACCCATAAGTCTTTACTCCGTTGGCTGCACACATAGCTGAAAACTCGTCGGCAGTTTCAAAACAGCCGTAGGCCTCCCCACCACCTGAATCAGCATCAATGATGATAGTCTTAATACCTGCTTCGACCATCTCAGTGGCGTCTGCCATTAGGGATTCGTACGAGTAGCCTCCGCAAAGAGCTTCCCAGCCGCTTGCACGGTATGTTAAGCTACCTCGTACTGTAAGCACCCCGATACCTGCATTTGTGTCGAACGAGGGAGGCTTCTCAGCCTGTTTGCTATCGTCGGGGAAGGTTAGCAGTCCTGCATTACGGGAGTTAAGGTATGTGGAAACGCTTTGAAAAGCGTCCCGGCTAATCAAGTGAGGTCGCCCATACAGTGAGGCTAGGAGCCTATGAAGTGAATGTGCTTTCAATGAAGCTCCTTATGCTTTATTTTCTGTGTTTTTAACTGAATTGTCTTGCCCACCCGGAGTCTTAGCTGTACCATCACCATTAGCACCTACAGCAAGACCGGCACCACTACCTGACGCCTTGCCTGCCATAGTTGTGGAGAGTTTATCGATGTCTACTGCCTCGTCTTCTGGGAGTAGATCAAAACCACCGACTTCGCGGACTTTATTGAGTACATCACGCGTATACTCAATTCCGCCCACTGCTGCTACACGTTGGAAGAACTTCGAGAACTCTTCGAGAGATACGGATGACACATCTTTAAAGTAGACTTGTGGCATACGGTCTTGTGACCAGCCATTAAGCCTCCACAAGAGTGGAACTAATTCTTGGTTAATTGTGTCACTAATCTGCGAGAGCAGGAAGCTTACGCGCAGCGCCAACATGTTCGTGTCGGAGTCTTGCAGGGACATTGAACCACTCTTATCAGCGCCCATTGTGATGGAGTCGGCACTGAGGACGCTGAGAATATTCGCCTGAAGTTGACGAATAATTCCCGGCAGGTCATAAGCTTTGCCACCCTTTTGCTCCAACAACTGAAGCGAGAACATATCATTATTCTGATCGTCCTTCATCATCGGGAAGATAATGCTTCGGGAAACACCGTCAGCGATATCGTCAAGGATAGCTTTGGTTGCCGTGTAAACAGCTTTATCCTCAGCAGAAGCATTAGGATCAAGGAATTTTACTGGCAACTGCGCAAAAGGGATACCGGAGGTGTCTTTAGCCACTCCACGAAGCATGTTTTCTTCTAGAAGTGTGAGCTGTTTCCATGCTAGATACACACTCTTAAGACAGCTAGCTCCATGCGGGTTATCTGATGTGGCGTCCGAGCGGAAAAGTAAGAACTTTTCACGAGGAATTACAATAAGCCCGTTCTCATCTGTCTGCGACTGGAAGCGATAGGAGTTTTCAACGTTAGCAATACTTTGGCTGACACTAAGCAGGTTCCTACCGGATTCGTCATAGTTCCACTTTACCAACGTGGCTTGAGGACGGTGTGCCAACTTAGTGACTCGGATAAGCCCGTCATTGTGCTTGGAACCCTTGCTCCAAAGCCTGCGACCTAGTACAATCTCACTAACTTGGTGGCCCCACTCTTTAGACGTAGCGATGTTTTGCAAAGTACTCTGAAAGGAGTTCTCCATGTCGTGCAGTACGGAAAGCAGATACTCTCGACGTACCTTATCGACACTATTCTCACCAATTACAGGCTCTACAGCTACCTGCGAGCGACTGATAAGTGTATTGATGGCACCCAAGCCGATACTGACAGCAGGGGAGTAAGACATATCAGCAATAACTTTAGCCAGATAAGGCATTTGAAATTGCGTGTTAGCTTCTTCCATGATACGACCATTGCGCTGCTTAAGCGCAGAAAAGCCCACTTCACCTAAGCGTAAGCGGGGGATCGTCGTGCCGTCGTCAGCTTGCAATGCTGCGGAATTGTCAGCGCCGTCAGGCGTAGTGTTGTCAGCCATAGGCGTTGTATTCCTCTAATTAACACTCATTGTAGCACGGTGTGTGTTGTTTGTCAAGAACTATTTGTACTGTACACACTAAATCGTAGGCACAGGGCTGGGGTTAGTAAAGGCCGAAAGAGAAAATGTGGGGATAATCATTTGGCGTGCAAGCTGGTTGAAGGTAGTGCTAGTCGCGTCAGCTTGGTCATCTGTGTCTCCCTTTTTACCCGTAAAGAAACAAACTTCATCTAAGTATGCACGGTTCCAATCTCCACGGACTAATTTTATAGCTCCATTGGCGGCAACACTTGCAAATGGTCCAAAACGGGTAGCCTTGTTAGCGTGGGGATTGGCCTTCTCTGTCCGCGTCGTAACACCGCCCTCAGCTAAGAATGTCGTGTAGAATCGATTGGCTACTAGGCCAGCCTGTGCGGGGTCACATGGGATTACTTGGGTAATTTCCAAACCATCTTGCCATGCTGTGTCCCGAATTCCCTTCAACACTCCATCAATTTGTTTTTGAAACCTTTCTACATCTTCAATATAGAAATTACCGAAGGCATCTTTTGACATTAGCACGCCAGCGGTCCAATCACAACGAAAGTTGTTGGCCTCATTAGGGATGGACGCAGCCATGTCCCAGCCTCGTAGCTTTGCGATTGGGTTAATTGGTGGATGCTCGACAATCTCAAACATATCCTCCGTGACCATCGAACTACCCTCAACAGCAGCATACCAAGAGCCGTAGAGCAGACGAAGTTGATTTACACGGGGCTGCGACATCAAGCGGCCTGGGTAGCCAGGGTCAGCTTTCATCAACACTTTGTTGTCATAACACAACATAGGGATGAATTTCATTTTCAGCGGCACAAACTCAATGCCTAGTTTTAAGCCTGCCCCATACTTCTCGTATAACTCATCTGCACTGTCAGCCCATTTGACGTGGCTATTTTGTACAACGAAGTAACGGACTCGATCCTCAGTGCCGGGCAAGGGAATGCCCTCTTGATCCAATGAGAACTGAACCCAGTCTAAGAGGTAAGATGTTTTAGAAGGGTTGCACGTGAGCAACAAACTCTTCTTACCTTTGTACGTAGCACTCCTGAGACGGCTTAGAATTGCTAGGATATCTGTCAATTGAAACTCAGCGGCTTCATCTACGATATATGTGGTCCTCTCCCACCCCTGGACTTCGTACAAGTCTCGTGGCATAGCTTTAAAGTCAATCTCAGTGCCGTTAGGAAACACCCACGTACGGGCTTGGGTCTTATACTCTCCGCCAAAATGAGGATAAATCTGTTTAGACGCACTGATAAGGTCTTTCAGCATCGGGTAGGATAGCCGCAAGATCATGACTTTTGCTGCGCTGTCTACCATGCAGAGGCCAACGGCTTTAAGTAACGCAAGGAAACTTTTTCCAGAGCCAGCGCCGCCGCCTGTGAGCAAGATGTCAACATCATCTTCAATCAAGACTAGTCGCTGTTTCTCACTAGAGGGTGAAAACTTTTGTTTTTTAATTTTTGCCATGAATTCCTCATTTATAATTAGCGAGGTAATCCACCTCTTAGAAACAACTACAGCGGGATACACCCATTAAGGATGCCCCGCCTGATACGTAATCGTGCTGCACAGCTACTCTGCCTATGCTAATGCAACATGCCCACCATACTGCGGGCCTCTCCACACATTGCTCTTTACCGACTAGCCACTTGTTCCTGCTAGCCCCGAAAAGCAAATTCTTAAATTACTCTCATTGGGACTCATACCCCCGTGTAAATTTCCTCTGCCGAGCCTTACAGAGTACGGCTATCGTCTTCAGGTAGCTGCCTTCAGATTCCTTGCTTGCCATTGTAGGCAATACTTTGTATTTTGTAGTCTTTGAAATCAACAGCAGTGTAGATTTCATTATCTGGTGCAGAAACATTCACTTTTAGCTCAAACAGTGTTTCACCAGCATTGCCAAAACTACCTTTGCCCGGTTCAACAGAAGACCAACCAGTTAGTTTACTGCCTTTCATAATGGTGTTTGACTCCCACTGAACGACACAAAATTCAGGTACACTAGGTTGTGTCAGCGCCCATTTGTATAAAGTGACTGTCATACTCTTAGAGCCGCCATAAGTAGCCGAAATAGTGGACAAATTACCAATTTTAATATTCTCGGCTGTTACATTGCCATTTGGATCAATCTTCCACGTACTGGTGAGGTTCTTACTGAACATGTCAATAAAGCCTTGTGCAGCGAGTGTTGCTGCTTGAATGCACGCCTTCGTGTCACTGGACTGCTTAGTCAAACCTAACAAGTGATTCCTATACGTACTGCCAGCTTCGTTGATAATTGCAATTTGTACTTCTTTATCCAGAGTTTTCATAGTTTTCGTCTCTAGTTGTGCCGGTACACGGCTAATTCTGGTGCCGCCGAGAGAAATCGAATCCCTGACATCCAGATTACAAATCTGGCGCTCTGCCAACTGAGCTACGGCGGCTAAACTTTTACTCCGGGTCTTGAACAGTGTAATCTATCAAAACCGTCTCATCTTCACCTTCAGCCAACTCTTTTGGCCCGCCATACTTAGCGTTAGCCATAACGCGCATAAGAGCGTCATTCTCAATCGACTTAGCAACGCTCTCCTGAAACTCCAGAAGCTTCGTAGCAGCAGCAAGCTTGATCTTTTCATCCGTGGATTTCGTAAGAGCCACAAGAACATCCACGGCATCTTGACTCTCTGCTGTCAAACTTTTGAGAAGCTTGGAGAGAGGGTGATTTTGCCGCCTGGCAAATCCAACCTCTGTAGCCACTGGCTTTAATTGTGCGCCCAAATGGCCTCCTTGTTATGTTTATTTCTCTAATAACGCCATGATAGCATAAGATGTGCCAAAAGTCAAGTTAAATTTATTATGTGTTATCACTCTACCAAGACAACTCGAAATATCTTGACAACAGGCACACTTCGTACTATAATAAGTACTTGTCTTGCTGACGAGCCTTCCTCTCAAGAAATAACCGCTTGACAGGCTCTCAAAATTCCTTCACAATAGCCTTACTACTCACAACGTAAGGAACGTCATGTCTCACACAGCAAAAGTTTCAGCCTACTACAAAGATATGGATAATAAGCTTCACCATATTACTAGCGTCATCGGAATCGAGCCTGAAGGCGTCACAGAGAACGATGTAACACTGTTCCGAACCACCGTGTACGGGCATCTTACAGCTATCAAGGTCAAAGAGCCTCTTATGGTTGTTATCAAAGGTGGCAAAACTGACGTGAAGGAAGCAGCATGACCTATCTTGAAGACTTTATCGCAGAGTACGAGGCTGACGAAATTGCTAACGATATGCACTACTCAATTTATTACATCCCACCGCATGACCAACCACTAGAGGACTTATCCTATGACTAAAGAAACTACTAACTTCCTTGTATCCGGTACTTACGAACTTGGCCAAGAAATCCAGAAACATGTGCAGGATGGCTGGACACTTGTCGAAGGTTCTCCTTCCGATCATGGCTGGCAAAAAGAAGTTCGGATGGAGCGTGGGGAGTTGGCTGCTGCCAACGACAAACCTGCACAAGAACCTGTTGAAACACCAAAACCTAAAGGTCGTCCTAAAGCAGAAAACTCCGAAGCTAAGTAATATAAAGGAAGTGTTATGACCAAACGTGTTGCTCGTACCCGCCGTACTAAGATTGATAACGAGACGCCTAAGCCGTGTGCCAAGGATAAGTTCTTTGCTGAAATTGCTGCTGAAGAAATGCTCCGTCAGGGGCCAGTAGCTAAGTTTACACCTGCTACACAGAATCAAAAGAATGCTGTCGCACTGTTACGCTCAGGCGTGCGAGTGTTGTTTCTCAGCGGATCGGCAGGGACTGGTAAAAGTATGCTGGCTGCGTGGTGGGCTGCAACGCTCCTGAAAGAAAAGAAAGTTGAGAAGATTTATCTTGTGCGGCCTAACGTATCAACGGGGAAGTCTGGAGGCTCCCTGCCCGGCACAGAAACAGAGAAACTTGCACCCTACTTTGCACAAACACTAATCCACCTTGGCACGTTCATGGGGCAAGGCTACCTTAACTACTGTGTTGAGAAAGAGGTTATTGAAACCAAATCTGCGGAGTTCCTTCGTGGACGATCTTTTGAAAACGCTGTAGTACTTTGTGAGGAGGTACAAAACTTCACTGAAAGTGATCTTGAGATGTTGCTTACTCGCCTTGGTAAAGGGACAAGTTACCTGCTGACGGGAGATTGGAAACAAAATGATATGCGCGGTATGAGTGGTTTGCAAGCTACTATCAGTCTTATCAGTAAGACTATCGAAGATGAGCCAGAGTACATGTCTGACGAGGATTTGGACAACCTGCAAAACTTGATTGGCTCAGTTACATTCATGCCCGAAGATTGCGTACGCGACGGTATTACTCGCAGCCTTGTGAAAATGTTTTATTACGCCTAAGGAACAACATGTTTAATTCACCAAAAATCTCTTCCCAAACCGAACCTAAAGCGTCCCGCCGTGATGACGATGCTTGCGGACCCTTCGATGTTTCCTACCTGCCAAGTCGTTCTGGCACATACATCATTAACTTGAATCGTCAGATTGAAGATGTTAGCCAGTTTGAATACGCTATCCAGGCTATGAACATGGCTGGCGAGGATGACGAGATTGAAATTCGTTTGCAGTCCCCTGGTGGCAACATGGACGCTACGGACGCTTTTATCCACGCTATGATTGGCTGCAAGGCACACATCCACACTGTAGCTACGGGCAACTGTTCATCCGCTGCTAGTGCTATCCTGCTCAACTCTCTGTCGTTTGAGTTGTCAGAAGGATTTAATTCCTTGATTCACTCTGGTAGCCTTGGTACAGGCGGCGCGTACAACGAATTTGCAGCATCGACGCAGTTCTATAACAAGTTTATGCCAGATTGGGTGCGTCGTACTTATGCCGGTTTTTTGAGCACTGACGAGATTGAAGGTCTTATCAAGGGACAGGATGTATGGTTGACGGCGAATGACTGGATTGACCGTCATGAGCAGCGCAACGACTGGCTGGCCGCTAAGATGGAAGAACTGCAAAACCCTAAGCCTGTCAAGAAAGCTCGTAAACCCGCTGCTAAGAAAGTTAGCAAACCTGCTGTTAAAGCAGTTGACAAGGCTCCACAAGAGTAATACACTAAGCCCATTAGCTCACAAGGCTTGTGGGCTTTACTAATTGGAGGTTGTATGTGCAGATGTTATCGCTGGCGCGTGACACCCTACGGGCTTGTTGGAACAGTTGTCATGCCAATCTTATTTTTAACCCCTCACATCTTTTTAGCTATTTCAGGAATACTTGTAGCTACAATGATTTACTACACTATTAAGGCTTCACAATGAGCACACTAATTTGGCAACATATTGACAATTGCACAGAACGTACACGAGTACCTGGAGGCTGGCTCGTGCGTTACCGTGAACAAAATATAGGAGGATTAACAGTAGCTATGACATTTGTGCCAGATGTTGACAATACTTGGAGGCTGTGATGAAAGAGCCTAAATCAGTGGAGGAGCTAGAGCGCCAACAACTCTTTAATGAGCTTCGGCATTATTTTAGCACACGTTGTAATGTTCCTTGTTATCTTGAATACAAGGTTATGAAGGATTGGCTATGCCATGTTGGTGAGTGGAAAGGGGAGGATCAATGATTGACGATAACGAGGATTTCCCTACAGTGGGCCTTACAATGTTTGACTCGTGGATGATGCAAGTTTATTTTCACATGTTCAAGAATAAGTTTCTGGAGATTACAGAGATGGGTACTTTGGACAGAGAGCACTGGAAGAATTATTACCATGTTGGGCATACGCCAGAACAGGCTTTCGAGGAAGACTTGACATGTTATGGAGACTGAAATGACATACGCATGTGCCTGTATGGGATCAATGTACGGAGAGCCTTACTGCCCTTGTGAGATGAGGGCCAGAGGCTTACAAGGTGACATGGATAACAACCCTTTGAGGAAAGCTGAGGAAGCTCGTGCTGAGCAGTCTTGGAAGGAGTTTATGGATAGTGGTGGGTTTAGGTGGCTGACTGAGAAGGAAGATAAATGATTGAGATTCTAGAACATAGTAGCTCCAGCTATGCGCCTCGTACTTGGGCTAATGCAGCCGACGCTGATGTCACCATTGCGCTTGCTGTGGATTACAATACTGCTGGGGAGAGGCTGACGCACAAAGCGGCTGGTGATAAATATTTGAAGCTAGACCTTCAGGACTCTGAAATTGTCAACGCCAGAAATCTGTGGCGGGTTGTCCACAAAATTGAGAATCCTGTAATCAACGTCGCTGGTAACGGTATAAATACCGTTGTTAAGCATGGCTGCAATCAAGACAAGATTAATTGGTATGTCTACTCCATGCTGGGATTGGTGCATAAACATTATCCAATCTCAAAGATTATCAGTGGTGGACAGACAGGTGTGGATATTTCTGGAGGGTGGGCTGCTGTCAAACTTGGTGTTGATTGTACGATTACATTGCCCAAAGGATTTTTACAGCGTCACGAGGATGGTAAAGATGTTACGCATACTAGGGAAGAAATATTGGCACAGTTGTACACGTGAATAGGCCCGCGCAAGCGGGCTTTTCTCATTGTGCTGCACGTTTCTTTTCAGTGTACCGAGCCTTGCTATGGAACTCGAATGTGTAGCCTTCGATGTTGTCCTTCCAACGGCTGATGGTACGTGCTGCTGTGGCACGAGCTACGTCATACTTTGCAGCTATCTGGTCTAGTGTGGCTCCACATGCTTTGTCACTACACATTGCTTGTAACGTCTCAGGGTCAATCTTGTTTGGAGCGCCCATAATAACACCTTCAGATTTAGCACGGATCAGCCCTGCGTGGATGCGCTCTTTCAGAACGTCCATCTCCATCTCAGCGACAGCCGCAAGCATTGTCAACATCATCTTACCTGCGGGGGAGGTTACGTCCATCTGCCCAAGCTGGAGCACAACAATCTTGATGCCGTCTTCCTTTAAGTGATTCACTGTGCCCATTACATCGTAGGCGTTACGGCCCAATCTGTCGAGCTTCGCTACTACCAGTGTGTCGCCCTCTGACATGGCTTGGCGCATCTCGCTAAAGCCCTTACGTTCCATTTGAGGGATGCTTCCACTAACGCCTTCATCTGCATACCACTCAGTGATTGTCATGTGGCTGGCAAGGAGTTCAATCTTCTGGTTCTCTACCGTCTGGGACGACTGGCTAACCCTCATGTAGCCGAATACTTTAGACATCTGTTGCTCCTGTTGGATTCGATATAGACATCTTACATGTCCGTCTCAGAAGTGTCAACAGGTTTGTGAGATATATTTAAGTGTTAGGATAAGCTAGATAACACTTGACAAACAGAACGTTTAGTGGTATACTGAAAGAGTAGATAACTTAACTGGAGAGAACATGATTACCATTGGACAACGTAGTGAGGGTGTAAACTGTGGTTGGATGGAAGTGTTAGAAGTTCACAAAGGTGATCGTGGAGGTAGGCTGCTCGTAAAATTTGAGGATACAGGCGACACTAAAACTGTCTCAGGTAATGCCTTCCTAAGTGGCAACGTAAGCGCACGTCGAGAACTTTCTGTAGGGGAGACGCTGCGTTCCAGCGCCTACGGAAATTTTAAAATTTTAGAATGTAAGAACAATAAGGCTGTCAGTATTATTTTTGAAGACACTGGAAATATTACAACTGTCCAAAAAGATGCTGCACTGTGTGGCTATGTAACAGACAAAGCTATTAAGGACACCGAGCGGACAGAGCGGAAACGTATTGATAAAATTGCAAAGGATAAGTTCGAGGCAGAGCAGACTAAGTTTCGTATCAAGCGTGAGGCTAGGGCCAAGGCAATGAAGGAGTACCGAGAAGGTCTTGAGGCTCGTAAGGCTGCCTTAGCTGCCTCTAGGGAAGCTTTTAAAGAGTCGCGTGAGCAGTACACTAAAGCTTGCTTGGACAATGCCTCAGCCGCTCTTATGGAGTTCTCTCCAGAAGATATTGTAGTAAGTAAGAATGTCTTGCATATTGATTTCAAGGATCGTCAAGGTAACTGGGTGTTAAGATTCCAGATGGGAGATAAGTTCATCCAGACTCGGCTTGGTAAGCTCCATAACAACGTGACTCAACGTGCTAAGAAAGACGGCAGCTTTCAGAAGTTTCACAATACATATAACGGTGTGACTATCTCAGATGAGTTTTCAGATGCTCAAAAGTTCTGCGACTGGGCTGTACAGCAACCCGGTTGGGGTATGGGTTACGTACTGGAGAAGGATTTACTCTCCCCAAACTGCAAAATCTACTGTGCTGAGTCTTGTGTGTTTGTACCTAACGTAATCAACTATGCCATCATCAATAAAGGTGACTCTACAGTGGTTCGCAAGACTAGTCAAGGGTTTGATGTGAAATTTCAAGCAGAAAATCTTCCAATTTTTTTAGGGACATACCCGACCAAGGGAGACGCACAGTTTGCTTACAAGAAATATCGTATGGACTATGTTAAAAAACTTGCAAAATCTTATGAAAATTTTATTTCCGACAAGGCTTATGATGCACTTATCCACTGGGAACCTAGCTAACATATTTAGGTGTTTACTTTCTCAGTTTTGCTAATACACGCCTGCATAGTTAAACACTGGATAAAAGGTACAAAACACCCCCATTTCCTGCGTTAAAATATAGCGCCATTGAACAATCACAAGCCTTCCCTCATCACCCTACCTTCTAAGCCCTTCGACGCTCCTACGGCCTCCTAGGGCTTTTTAACGCCTGGTCGAATCTCACCGTCATTCGGATCAGAGATGGCACTTAAGAGATATCGTTATCACCCTGGCGCATGACTGCCTATGGCCCTACCAGGCTGTAACCCGCATGGATACTAGCTCTCAGCCTGTTGTAGGGTATTACTCGATGGCGCTGCTAGGTGGCTGCTACGTGTCTATTCATTGTCACACTAGCACCTTTCATTGCCCCACAAGCAACTATTCCACACTATTACTGCTAAGAAAGGTTGCTTGGGAGACATCGCTAGATGGTACTGATAGGGGTTGCTACGGAGTAATACTATCCACTATACTGCACAGCATTCCATTATAGTGAACTAAGAAAGAAGGCATCGATTGTTACTTAATAGATAGCACGCTATACAATAGTGTACTACATACCATAGCAGGTGTACTTATGCATAATTATCCACAGGCTTACACACACAGGTGATAGCCTACTGCGACCCCTTGCACTGTGCCCTATACAGCCCACCCTGTAGCAGTACCATACAGACGGCCTCATAGGCGAACCATAGCAGCCCTACAGGGCCATCGTGCAGCGGATTTGGTATATGTGTAACAGATATAATAAAAGCGCCTCTAAGGGCGCTCTATGGTATTGCTATGTGTTGTTACTCTTTAGCTCTTTGAACAGTGCTAACGCGAACCATCTAGGCTTCCAGTATGGAACCACTTTACCATAGTCAGGGTGGTAGTCCTCTAAAGAACATAGCTCATCTATGCAATCAAGCTTACGTGCAAGTGCTATTACGTCGTTTTCTTCATCTATCAATGTCACGCTGTGCATGCAATCCCCTTGTTAGTAGCCCTCCCGGGCTGTGCTTACTGCCACTCCACCTTAGCCGACAATGCCAGATCGAAGGATTCATCAAACGTCAGGCCAGCTTGAATTAAAGCTTCGCATACTGCCTCTTCCTTACTGACACCCTCTGCCGTGATAGTGTCGTTAGCGTAGTGCTTAGTAGCTACGCTCAGGAAACCACCTTCAGCATTAGCCGCAAACACTTGCACCATGCTGCCGTTCTGTGTAGCAATCCAGCGAAGGTATTTAGCAGCGGTAGCGTTGAACATGATTTTCTTTTGTTAGGTTTGTCGGGGTACTGAGTACATAATAGCACACCTGCCACACAATGCAAGTGTTCTCTACGCTTAGCTCAAAAGAAAAGCCCCTAAAGGCTTATTCTCAGATTACGCCGTAGGCTGCTACTCCGTTACCCCATGCTTGCATGTTCAGACAACCTTTCTTAGCCACCAGAGCCGTTTCTATCTTAGCCATAAAAGCCTCTGCGCGCTCTTTAGTAGCAAACACAGCAGGATGACCAATCCACTCAAAGGGGGCACTACGGGCAGCACAATAAAGAGCTTGAACATGATAACCACCGAAAACTTCCTTACGAGCCACTACGGTGCGGAAAGGAGCTACTTTGATTTGAGCGATTGCCATGATGTTTTCCTTTGTGTGGGTTGTTCGGTACTGAGACTACATCTTACCACTCTTGCCTACCCTGTCAACTACTTTATCTGTTTCGGCATCACTGGGAACATTCGACTTTGTTTGGTGCCCGACTTTATCACCGTTTCGCTTTATCCATCTCACTGCGGGACTCCGGCAGATTCTACTTGGCATGATCCAGCGTTTCCTGTCAACTTATGCAGTGCTGCTCCAACAAGTTCTATTCTACGCTTATTTTTGGAGTGTGCAAGCTTTATTTAGGTTTATTTTGAACATTCTTCAAAGCAACCTCTTCTCCCATACCTCTACTTCGTCAACCACAAAAAAGCTGTGCTGATAAGCCATCATCACCCATCTAGCACACTCTGTCAAGCACTATCTAAGCCTTCGTAACAATCCATCCTCCCAGCTTTTCCCCACGCTTCGCAGCATCCCGCCAAGCTCCCATTACGTATTCCTGCACGTCTCCCTCTCCTGTGCCATTGCATTCTGTACATTTCTTCGTAGGAGGCTCATCGTCTGGATAGGCTGAATAGCTTACCAGCACTTCTCCAAGCCCGTCACAGGCTGTACAAGCGTTCTCTGTAATGTCTGGCATGTCTTACTCTCCTTATGTGTTAGAAGGCCGTTATGGGCCTGTAAAGCCTCCGAAGAGGCACCTATCAACCTCTGTTAGTCGTATGCCACACTGTGCGGTTATGCTCCATACAAACGCCTTTGCTACGGATATCAGCGTGGCGCTGTTTCACATCAGCAATACGAGCATCTTCCTTAGCTTCGTGACGTGCTTTGTCCTGAGCTACCACACCTGTCAACACTTCAGGGGCCAGCGTATCGGCCAGCACAGCCGACAGCAAATCAACGTAAGGGACGCGTGCCAGATCAGCCAGTTCGCCAACGGTAGGCTCAAAACGATAACGCTTGCCGTTGATAAACTTCATGTTCAGTTCTTTGTTGATTGCCATGATGTAAGCTCCTGTTTGGTTAGTGCTGCTCGATGTAGTAATCATCTCACGTTACAGAACACATCGCAAGCGCTATTTTCAATTATTTGCAGAATTCCCCGCTCGGCCCCTCTAACATTCCTCTGGCATGGGGCTATGGCGTGAGGGTGTTACTCATCTCCCCAGTAATTCTCTGTCACCCATTCAATAAACTTGTCAATGTCCTCAGAGGGCCACAATCCTGTTGCTGCACAGTACTCTGTCCTTACGTCGTCGCTGCCTACAGCCCACATTAGGAATGCTTCATAACCTTGCTGTAGAATGTGCTCTTTTAGTTCGGCTAGAAGTTGTTCATCTGACATGTTAGTTCCTTTGTTAGTAAACCCCGGAACATCTCCGCTATAAACCATCATAACCCCTTATCATCCTCCTGGCAAGGAATTTCTTCGCTTAAGGTCAAAGACACAAATGCAATCTCAACAACATATCGCATAGCACCAACCATCCGAACAGTATACCAATGACAGCAACAATAGTAGCCACTAAAGATACACAGAAGTGTGCACCGAACATCACACCGTCAGGCTCCATACGTGCTGCTGTCTTACCTGCCCACTCCGCAAACTGTGAAGCAAGGTAGAATGCTGTGTAGCCACTAATAGCTATTACTACGGATATTGTAATCATTTGTCACTCCTATCGGAAAGCATGGCAAGAAGTTCCTCGTCAGTAATTGCCTTAAAATCGTTACCCTTTTCATATGCTCTAATCTGTGCCAACATTGCTTCAAACTGGTTATACTCTATCAACACATCCGGTTTGTGTGCCATGAAGTAATTCTTCGCCAAGTCTAACACTTCGTTAGGCGTGTTAGCAAAGCTTTGTTCTACTAGTGTTTCAGTGTCAATCATAACCCAACCTCCAGGTCCACCGCATAACCACCCCATAACCACCTTGTCGCTTTTATTCCTGCTCATACTGTTACCTCCTTATTGTGTGCATGATACCACTTCATAACAATACCCTCCAGTGTAGGCTGCTTAATCATGGTGACCACTCCCCTATTATTTACTCCTATGTACCACCATTTAAGGTTATAAGCGGTTTCTTGTACACCCGAACAACACCTACTTATACCAGACATATTTGCTGTGGGGTATCCATTACATTTCAGCCATGCAACTACTGACGTTGTTCCTGTAAACACCATACCGTTAGAGCACTCTATAATGTTCCTCGTGGTCAGTTTATCAGATTCCACAGCCCATTGTGCTTTCTTTATTTTACTCATATGCTCTTTTTGAGCCTCTGTTATGGGATTATTTACATTGAATCTTTTCCTCGATTCAGACATCTTAGCTAATGTTTCTGCACTACGTATGCAACCAGATGCCCCGTCACCACCGAGAGTCATGTTGCACAAAGGATGGTTATTCTCTTTGTAAAACTTTATTAGCTCTATTTCAAGATCAAATGCACTTTGTTCGGAGAGACATTTCTCCTCTATCTCCACCGTGTAATCACATTTATTAACTATACTTCGCCACCAGAATGATCTATGGGACTTGTTCCAAGCTCTATTTCCCCTGCCCTTACCAACATAAAAAACTTCGTTTGTGTCATTGCGCCTGTGCAAATAAACATAGTAGTCTTCGTGCAGCACTTCAGAACGGCTCATCTTGGCTAGCCTCCTGAATAGATGGCATCACATCAGCCCACGTATAACGGCGCATGCCATTCTTAAAGAACATAGGGCTACCGTCGGCGTTAGCTGTAGAATCCTGTTTAACCTCTATTTGAGGCACCTTAGAGACGACTTCAGGCATTGCCCATGGGTCGATATCAAACTCATCAATTAAAGGCTTTACAGGCTGATTTAGCAAGCCTGTTGTGTTACGCTTGTGAACTGGTCTAGTAGGAGGCAATACAGCCTCACCCACTGGACGTTCTGACACTGTAGCACCAGATTCAGCCGCAAGCCTCTTGATAAGTGGCGCGTTGACGTAATAGACGCAACTACGCCCCGGCCCTGCATTCTGGTCGATCTGCAATAACAGGTTAGCATCTAGCAAACCCTGGCGATACTTTGAGAGTGAAGTTTTCCCCATCCCTGTGCGGCGCATTAGTAGCTCCGTAGCGGGCCATGCTTTGTATCCTTGCGATACATCATGGTTGACAAATGTTAGGAGAACAGACAACAGCTTATGTGCGTAAACTGTAGTGTTGAGAACTGAGAAATCAGTTTTGTGAAAGAGCGTCAATAGCTCCATTGCGGATGTTAGTTTGGTCATAGATATCCTGAGTGGTAATAGTAGACTGCTGTTGCATTTGCTGGCGTAGAACGATTGTGATATACTGCTGTCGTGAGAGTTTGCCCCTCACAGCGTCAAGCCAGATAGCGACATCTGTGTTTAGGTTGTATTGCATGATATGCCTTAGTTTTGCTCTATCAACACCCATTATAGCATGAAGTGTGCTAAAAAGCAAGGTTTAAATAAGTGTTACAGGATGGTCTGTGATACGTTTAGGATATGACTAGACGGCCACATTACGAAGGCTAGACATTCGCCATACGGTAGTTGATATACCGCGCCGCGATACATGATATACCGCCATCTAACGTAGTAATAGAAGAAAAGAGAAAAAGAAAAGAAGATTTAAAAGACGCGTGTAAGCTCCTCTAAGCAAGTCAAGAACAACAGCAACACCCTTGTTCTCTATCTGCCTACCGGCTATCTGTCTCCACTGTGAGCACATCGGCTTACGCCTCGTGCGAAGCGTAGCGGTAACTCAAACGACCAAGGCATAGAATCTTTCGCTACGCTCAAGACTGCGGCCAGCTTCGCTGTCCTTGCCTTCGGTTCTACGATGTACCGTGCAAAGCGGCTTGCGCAGCAAGACAAGACTATATTTGTGGGCACAACGTACCGAAGGTCGATGAACAGTAAGAATCAGACGTTCGCCTCGCGGTACATTATAGTTCGCCGTATAAGCCTCCCAGCCCTCCCGCTTGTGTGCAAAGATTTATAGGCTTGTTAGGGCGCTAGCAGTCTTCCACAATGTCGCTCTTACGAATAACCAACACATCATCACGCTTGCAGTAGTCCTCTACAGACTGAGTACTAGACCGACGATCATAATTTGTAGCATCTTCAATTGTGTCATAATCGCGGATGCTGTAATCTCCTCCGCAGCAATCACAAGTGACATTGTAGGGATTATGATTAAACATTTGCTCAAACACCTGTATAGCTTCGTCTTCAGGCAGTTCAATGTAAATGTACTCTTTGCCAGCAACTTTAGTACTACCACCACTAGCCATATCCATAAATCGTGTGTACATAATCATTCTTCCTCATCTTCTGGTAAGTCACTCAACGGAATCAATTCCCCCACATGCACAGCACTTGCCCATGCATAAATCGGCATATGAGCCTTAACAGGAAAGCCCTCCCCAGCCAGCCAATATTCCACTGCAAGCTCTCCCACCGTGTAATTATACACTTCTCCCACAATCATATCACGGAAAGCTGGCTGTCGAATACATTTTACAGAATGAATGTTCATTGTTGGCTGTGTGGAGTTGTTGTTAGGAGATTAGATCATGACGCTTGTGTGCTGGGCTGTCAAGGTTTATTTGCAGGAACTAAAATAACGCGATGGCAAAGCTGCAATAGCATCTAGATGTTCTTCCATCTCAGCATCCGACAGATGGCCTAAAACATCATTGGTGATAGGAGTGCTATAGCAGATGTCCCAATCGTTTACACCGTTGCCGTTAAACTTAGCTACAGCTAATTCCAAGCCATAGGAGAATTTATGCGCAACTACTGATGCACCATACCCGTTGGGAAAGCGGTAGATCGATTGGTTACCACCATTGGCGATAGCTTGCTTGGTAGGGATATGCTTGTTGCTGACTGTACGATTCATGATAATTTCCTTTAGTTGTTTTGTTCAGAGCCTTCATAATAACACATCTACAGCCCTGTGCAAGCTTTATTTACACAGCCTTCACACTATACCTATACGCTCCGTAAGCATTGTCCAGACGATCAGCGGCCTTAGTTGCTGCTTTCTTGGTAGCATACACTGTGCGGGTAGCTTGCAAGCCATCTTTACGGTCTACTACAACATATTGTGCCAAATTAGCAGCCTTTGCAGGGAATGTAATGTTGCTAGCATTAAGGATTAGCATGGGAGGCTCCTGTGTTGTTTGTTAATGTGAAGCTAGTATAACATACTGAATGGATTGTGCAAGAACCTTTTAGTAGAACTTAACAACCAACATAGCTCCGTAGACCTTGTCAATGTATTCCTGAGCTTCTAATATACTACTGATTCTATCAGGCAATGCCGTTTGAGAGATGCTGTTCTTCCACTTACCCTTAGTGTGGCAGACAACAGCATTTTTCTTAGTTTCTACAATTTGGGGAAGGTCAAAGCTCATGCTGTTTTCCTCTTTATTATTAGTTTTGATAAGTCATTATTCCATAGGCCCGCACACCCTGTCAAGCCCCTCTCACAAATAAATTCTCCCTTGAATAGAGGCTGTAGGAGAGGCGCTAGGGCTGTCAGGCATGGGTTCCCTTAGGGGCTTGAAACAAACGCCTTGTAGGGGCTATTCCGAGGCTTGCAGGCGTGCTATCTGTTCTTTAGTTCCCCAGCTTACTACGTCGCAGTCAGGAAACTGTTTGTAGAACTCACACAGTACGCGCTGATACGAATTCATTCTGCCGGGTGTTTGGTCATCTATTTCTAACATAACTTTGGGACATTGGCCCAATGGCGTAGTACCATCACGTTTGCAATAGATTACAAGGTACTCTGTCATAACATTCCCCTAATTCAATTGTTGTTTAAAAGCTGCCCATCCCCACGCCAAAGCCTCCCCAGCCATTGTAGGCCGTCCATCTGGCAATGGCCTAGAGCATATGAAGAGAGACAATGTGAAGGCTGCTGTGTGAAGGGCTTGTGCGTACATGGCTATTAAAATTTATAGTTACTCGGTGGTAACGGTTTAAGGTGCTCAGGTGTATTGATACGAGCAAACATAATTAGGTCAGCCCAGCCTGTTTCAACTTTAGTAATCATAGGCTCTACAAAGATACGCCGCACACGAACATGCTTATTGTATTTTTTAGAGTAACCAACATAGATACCTTCAGATTCATTACGGGACATTTTATTTCTCCTATTAGTTAATGTATGTGCTAACTATAACGTACTCCTAAACATCTTACAAGCTTTTATTATAAATCCTTGCAAACATCTCCGCTGTCTCCCTGTCATCGAAGCTGTCAATTCTTGTGCCGTCTTTCAGGAGCATATAGCGGGAGATTTGTAGGATGGGGCAGAGGGCGTAGGAGACGGAGAACATGTTACATTCCTTTCATTGCTGCACGAATCGTTGTAACGCTGTATGGTGCGCCGTCTGGCGTATGTGTGATGCCATTACTCTTAAGAGTGTCCATCATCCAGTAAGCTGCCTCGTCCATGCTGCGCTCGCCTGACATGTAGTCGTGAGCCATACGATACAGCCCTTCATCATTGTTAATCCACAGTGAAACATTCCAGTGGTTCCAGTTTTTATGGCCGTTGAATTCTTTGCTCATGATATTTCTCCGTGTGTTGGTTGTTCGTTTCAGTGAGACTAGTATCGCATCTTAAAACTAAGCTGTCAACAATTATTTTTACTTGAGCAGAGCGAAAGAGGCACAAAGTGACTACTTATTTAGTACGACCACTGCGACACACCAAGCAATTACTATGCACCAGAAAACCACCCTATCGCGGCGATGCTTTCGATTATATTTATCAATGTCCATGTTAGCCCGCCAGCAACGCCCTAATCTCTGCAACACTAAGCCCACCATCCGTACATTGCTGCACAAATTCTTTATACTCGTCACTTTTAGGATAGCGCCGCACATGTGACAGCACGTTAGAGCATGCCTCCGAGCGCATGGCAACGATTGTAAGCTTGCCCTGGCGTACGTATACGGTTGATGCTTGCGTACGGCTAGCGTTAGAGCTAGACAGCTTGTAGCCATTGATGATTGTGCTCATGTTATTTCCCCAGCGTGACATCATTAACAAAGACGAACACATAGCCACCGTTGTTAGGCAAGCCACCACATGCCAGTTCACCATGTGCCCAGCCGAGTTTCTTGCACAGAGCATCAGCAGCGGCACGATATACAGCATCGCCGCTCAGTTCATGTGGATAGCTAATCGTTACACTGCCAGCGTCGCAGGTTGCTTTAATGCGGCTACCTTTGGTGTTGGTTGCGCCGATGTATTTGGTGAGGATGGCTTGCATGGTGTTTCTCCTGTTAGGTGTTTCGTTTAAGTGGTTCTAGTATCTCAGTTGCCTAGAACCTTGTCAAGCGATTTTAAGAACTATTTTAACGGTAGTAATATGTCTGGCCGTCAAACTCGCACTCTTGATAGTCTTGCTTTAGAGCATCGTAGTCAACAGTGATAGTGAGATAGCTTGGCAAGTCTTTCGGGATATCTCCGATGTCTTCTAGCATATCATCCATATAAGACTCAAAATAGTTCTCATGAATCAGCGTAACAGGATACCAGTCGCCCTCCCATTGTTCATCGCCAGCATTACCGCACAGATCAGACAAGAGGCTTTCCAGTGTAGTAAGTTCGTTGTGATTATCTGAGTTCAGGTAAGTTACCAAGACATCTTCTGCGGCTTCGATCAGTGCAGCGCTTTGCGAACCTTTAGCGTCTTCAAACTCTTGATTAACATCGTCACGCTCTTCGCGCAACTCCTCCACACGTGCAATGATTTCCCGAACGTCGATGATGTCGTCGCCAGCGGTGAAATTGGTGGTGGTCATGATATGTATTCCTTTAAGAGTTAAGCCGGTTGGCTGTGTGTGCTGCTGTTCGATGTATGAATCATAGCAAGGGCTTTTAAGAACGTCAAGCTATTTGTGCAAATAAATTTAAAAAGATTTTGTGCAGATAGTTCTTGTGTTCCTGTAAAGCCTGCGCTATAGTTTGTACATAGCACGGCCACTAAGTCGCGGCTCTAAGTAGAGAGCGGGCGAATGCTTTATACGGCTTGCGTAGAGGCGCTACAAGCTGCGCTAGAGTGTTTAGGCTACGTGCCTATAGGCTAGACGTAACGAAGCCCGCCTTGCCCTGTTTTAAGAGGTCTTAGCGGGCTTGTGGGATTGCTACATGGTCAGGGATTAGACATCGAAAGTAACTACAGCGAGAAAGCCTGAAGTATCCACTGTGACGCCTTCAGGAAGTGCGTTAAGCTTCAGCACACCGTCAGAGCCGAAAGTTTGCTTGCGGATTGCCAGCAACATATTTTTAAACAGGTCGGAGTTTGCGTAAGCGCCGTACTTAACATGTGTGCGGAAAGCGTTCATATCGCAATGCTTGCGGTCAAGCTTAGGAATTTGGACATTGTGGAAAGCAACAATGTCGCTGCCGTAATAAATCATATCTTGGACCTTAGCGCGGATAGTAATTTTAGCCATGATGTCTCCTTAAGTTAATTTGCGAGTGCTGCGCTGATGGTAACGCCATTGTGCATGCTGATATGTGCATTCCAGCCGTCGATTGCTACTACATACTTACGATGGCTTCCTGTGTCGTCTTCGCGCTTCGTGTCGCGGACAATCTTACCGTAGCGAAGGCAGTACGTGCGGAATGCTTCGTAACCCTGGGAATAAGCTTGTAAGGCTTTCATGGCTTGTTTCTCCTATGTGCGTCGTTTCGATAGATTCAGTATCCGCTACACGGCAAAGCTTGTCAAGCCATATTTAAGAACAATTTCAGAACGTCACAAGAGTATTTCAGAAATTGCCTATGTGTTCGCCAGGACGGGCTATACATTTCATCTCATGCCAGCCGAACAGGACGACATCTACAAGATAGATTGCCCCGGCGTTCTCCAGGAAGGCACGTAAAATAAAATTGAAATTATCTTAGAAAGTGCTTGCAAAGCCTGAAAAGGTATGCGATACTAGATTCATTGGTTGCCGGGGCAGATCAACTAATCCAACCCTGCCTGAATGCTTTTTCGATGACAGTCTGACAACTTCGATGCTTTTGGGACATTACGGCCAGATGTTTGATGGCGCGAGGGGCTGGGAGGATGTCTTGCCCTAAGAAATAAGGCCAAATTTCCTGAAGTTTTTGAAATCCGGCTCAAAAACGCTATACAACGAATCCCCAAAATCTCCCTACGATAAAACGAAAACTAGCCACGCCAGAATAAAGACAACATTCCTATTGTCCCAAATCTGTTCGTGGCTAATCGTGTCTTTATCACCGGGATACTCTCCCTATTTCAAACCAATCCTTCCTCCTTCATCTCCAAGATAAGCCCAGCAACAGCATAAGCTATTTTAGAGTAATGCCTCTAATTATTTCCTTGAATAAAGCTTGACAAAAATAACACTATATAGTATAATTAGTATATCGAGAAGATCACTAAGGATACTGAACATGATTGATAAAGCAGCGGCTATGCAGCTTCGCTTGCAAGGCTGGAAGTATGAAGATATTGCAGACAGTTTACACTGTTCTGTGGCATGGTGCAAGAAAAATTTAAAAGGTGTTCGGCAGGGTATATCTGTTCAAGATGCCAGTAGAGATGATTTGTGCAATCGAATTTTAGTGCTGGTCGAACAGTTGAGGGCAGTATGAAGTCTAAGTTTAAAATCGGAGATGTTGTAATAGCACTAAATGGTAGAAAACTAATTGTAGTTGATATGGACAGTTATTCAGTGACACTTGCAGATGAAGAAGGTATTACCTCAATTAGAAACAGGAGAGCTTTTGTTAGAAACAGTGAATCGCTTACGTGGTTTGATGAAAAAGCTAGAAAATACGTAGCAGGTGGTAAATTTATGATGAATTGTGGAGTTGAACTGGAAATTGTCAAAATCCATACAAAAAATAATATAACTGTAATAGACTCATTGGGTAATACTGGGAGGACTTCCGAGGCAGCCTTAAAGAATAGGTCAGCTAGATGGGCATTCCCTCATCCAGATAACAGGTATTTTAGGTATAAGCTCGGAGATACATTTCTGTCTGCCAAAGGTTACCTACTAACTGTAGTAAAAAGATTTAAGCATTTTAAATATCTACTAGAGGATGTAGATGGGAATACTAAAATTGTCGGGCACAGTATTCGAGAAATACGAAAGTGGCCTTTTCGTTTAAAGTCTGACGGAATTTCTCCTAAAGGCTACTATGTCTATGTAGCGCATTTAGGGGGTGAACCCCTCTACATAGGCAGTGGTAAAGGGTATAGATGGAAGCACGTAAACAGCGGGGAATCTCATAATTATCTTTTAAATGAGCACTTTTTCCTAAAAGAAGATAAATTAATCATAGAAATTTTTAAAGATGGGCTTTCACAAGTAGAATCATTACAGCTAGAATTTGAACTTATAAAAAAGCACTCGCCAATCTACAACAGACAGAAAGCGGCAGGCCATTTCAAGCCTCCCGCATCAAAGACTAAGCCGTTGTTAGCTGCTCTTTAAGCTCTAAGATAAGGCCAGCAGTAGCATAAGCCGACCAGAGTTTGTTATTACTTAGGAAGTAATCTGCACTTGTATAGTGTTCATTGAATACCTCACGACTAACTCCACAAAGTTTGAGGTATTTTCTAATTACAGATTGGCTAGAAGCCGTTCCAGAAAGTGGCATTCTCACCCCAAAGCGCGATCCAAGCGTTGCCCAATGATTGCTATCGAGGTACGTCATCTTGAGAGTGAGCTTGTTAGCCTCACGTTGAGCTTTCGCAGCAGCGCGTGCTATAGCAGCTTTAGCGAGCATATCGGCTCGCTGTTCGTCTGTGAGAGATGCGTTATAGTTTGCTAGTGAGTTCATTTCTGCTTACCTTTCCAAAACACTGCCACTTCCTGCGTCAGCGTTACATAGTATCCTTCCTTCGACATGCCCTTAGCAAACTCCAGAGAGGCATTAGGAAATTCTTCCTCAATTGTTGTGATGTCTACAAGCTGCATTAAGTGAGATGCAAAGGAATGTGTGGGCTTTAGGAAGGAGGATACGATGTATTTGTTCATACAACCCCCATACTATCAAGCGCATCCTTGACAGCCATCCGAGCACAAATAATAGCTCTAAGCGTGTCAACATGATAAAGCTTCGTAGACGTGCTGTAAGCCATGTCGTAGGCTCTTTCCAGAATGATTTGCACTTCTTCCAAGTCTTGCTGTAGTAGCATGTTCATTTTTCGTCTCCCCAATACCACCAAGTTGCCCACTCATCAAAAGTCATCTTAGCATCTTCTGTCGCTTCTTGGGCATTGGCTTCAATAATGAAGTCTACATATTCCTTACGGATTGTGTCATTACGGAAAGTCCAGTAAAGGAATTCTGCATGGGCTTTTGCAAGCAATGATTCTTTATATTCATGACCGTTCATCCATGTTCCTCTTCATTGTACAATTCAAAGTTACGTTCAATCACACTGGCGCTATAGATATACGTTTCACCCTTGGAGTTGGACAGCACATAGCTTTCCGGGCAGTCGAAAGAGTTGTCAAGGTCGAGCATCCTAGCCATAATAAAGTGTTTACCTGCTGGGCCATCGTCTGTGATGTAGGAATATTGTGGAAATTTAAAATTATAGTCGGTCATTAAGAATATCTCCGATAGTTTTATCCTGCTTCCAACCGTATGGCACTAGGTCAGCATCCCAGCAATACGGCAGATGATCTTCGTTTTCAACCTCTCTGCGCACAATAATATCACCTACTCCGATGTCTCGCACAATTTCTTGTACATGCTTGCCTGTGACAAAGTGTGCGTCTAAATAATCGTCTGCGCGCACTACTACAGTCATGGAGATCTCTACTGTGTATAGTTTACTCATAGTTTTCCTCCAGTGCCATCAACCACACAAAATTCTTCAGAGATTGCTACATACCATCCCATGCCAGCAAGCTCTGTAGCAAGATAGTGAGCAGCCTTATAAGCACAGCCCACGTCAAGCACGCTGTCAGTGAATGAGAATGTGCTTGTGCCGATAACTTCATCGTTGGGAGACTTTTGATGGGTTACTACGAAGCGGCTCATATCTGCTCCTCAATCAAATCGGCAATCTCTGCAAATGTATATCCACCATCATTAAGTCCTGCAAGATTATTCTTGTAAATATCCCCGCCGTCTGTGATAAGAACATCAGGCTACTACCCCACCAGACACCTTGCGTTAAGGCCGTGGCGGTGCCTCACAAGGGCTTATATAGGTATTTCACGCATGAACTATGATCTGACCGCCGATATCGGAGTTATCAGGCAGCTTCATAAAATGTGTTGGTGCAAACTCATGAGGCCAACGAACAAATTTATCATTCTCACGCCAAACGCAGTAAGGATCACTATTGTATTCTGGTCGGAGGCTCTTTACAACAAACATTTCCCTACCTTTGATGCCAGCGTAAGATAGGTTGCCAATTGGTTGCCATTTTCGATTATTCATTTAGCTTCTTTCAAAGGAATCAACGTCACCGTAGTTTTAGCACAGCCCTCCCTATACATCGACCCTCCGAGAGATTTGCAAAGCTTCCCACGATCTGAGAAGTTTGAGTAAGCTAGCGTGCCCACTATGATGACAAAGTAGATTGCACCAACTACGTAGAGAATTCTGTCAGCATTCATTTTAGTCCCAATACTCTTTATTAGCTTCATCATCTGCATTACTGGCAATAAGACGCTTCTGTTCGTCAGTGAACGTATCCCAAATAGCCTTTAGTTCGTCGCTGATGTAGTTACGCCAATCATGTACTTTTCCAGCAGCTTTCCAATCAGGACTTAGGTAGTTCATCACGATGCTCCTACACGGCTTGGAGTAGTCCAAGTTAAGCCACCATCATAAGACTCACACTGATACAATGGCGCTCGCCAATGGCACAGAGGCAGCATCATCTTGTACAAGTAGGCTTTACGTTTACTAGGTTTCATCTACGCTCCCTTAACCATGCTAAATTCTTCGATAACTTTCTGTTTACGAGCACGACTGGCTTTACAGACAGTCTCGGACGCCTCTACAGAACTCGTAATCTCCACAATCTCAAACTCATCCTGATCTACAAAATGCTTCTGATCCCACTCCCAGCCACCGTCCTTGCGAGGCTTGTTACCAGTGTGAACCCACTTACGAGTGCCTTGCAAGTAGCAACGGGCAGCATGCTCGACAGACTCCCACACACAACGATCAAAGAACCATTGTAGCTGCTTTGTAGCTTTGTCGCGGATAGCATAGATTTTGCTCAAAACAATTTCCTCCCCGTATCCAATTCCATCTTCATCATAATCTTCTCAGCAACATCGTCAGCGAATGAGCTAGAGTAGCACGTTACAGCGAATCCGTTAAAGACAACTGTGCAGGAGCTATCAAAGGAATTGCTGCGAAGCTGACGCACAGCACGTCCTGCAAACGTGTAGACGGATTCACCGGGGTTGTTGGTGATGTTCATTTAGGTTCCACCAGAGAATTCATATAATCCATGAGTCGAGAAGTCACTTCAGAATCCTCCCGTAGTGACACAGCACCCTCAGCCCAATCATTTGTAGCCAAAGCACAAGCTGTCTTTACCCGTGCTTTGGCATATTCTGCTATCAGCATTGCCAGTTTAGAATGCTCGTCTTGACTAATCACGATGCACCCTTAGCGGCTGGCTACTTGGCTCATGCAGTCAGCCAAGACAGCCTCACGAACATCATTCATGTCTGAATGGCCCGACAGAGGGTTGCCAGCCATTTGACGGATGCCAACTTTCTGTGCAATCTTGACAGCCTCAGCCTTGCAGAACGACGTAGCAGGTGTGTCAGCCACATTGGCAGAGAATTTGGAAGGGGAAGAGGCGCAGCCAGTGGTGAGGGCTGCTGCTGCTGCGAGGATGATTGCGAAGAATTTAGTAGTGTTCATTTTAAGGCTCCTTTAGGAATTACATCGTGCCGAGATTGGCGTTGTTTGTTAGGCTGCTTGTTTGCAGCCCATGTACGCAATATACCTGTTAAAAATTGTAGCGTCAAGCTTATTTTGAATAAATTTTCAAAATACTTTTAGAACACCCCACGCGACTGCTCTGTGACAATATTTTCGGTGGGGGTCATGGTGCAACTCCCAAGTATTTTTCAATTGCGTACTCGATGTCCTTTACGCGCTTTATAGAATCGAAAAAAGCAATCTTGTATGCGTCATCGCGCAACAGGACGGCGTTGCGGTAGTGGGCATCTGCCATGGTCTGAGCGGCAGCTTTTTCTTTTACCCAAGCAACCAGATCGAAATTGCCGCTGCCTTCAATTATGGTTGGCATCACTCGCCCCCGCCTGTCGTGCCGGCCAGTGGAGCGGCAAAACTGACGACAGGGATAGGTGCCCAGTACACTACATCTGCATCATGGCGCATCCAGCCTTCGCCCACGCAGATCGTAGGGCCGCCCGTTCCGATTGGGTCCTCATACAAGTCAGACCACTCATCGACGGCGCATCCGAACGTCCCATCCGAACAAGGCCAGTAAATCAGCACCTGCGTATCCTTTGGCGGCATGCGCTGCTCAAGCGTGAATGGTCCGACTTCCAGCGCCTCGCTCGGTACGCCCTTGACAGTAGCGGCAAGGGCGCTTTCCAGTTCAGCGATCCGATCAGCGGCGATTGAATATTCAAAGACCGGGATTTCTCCAGTAATTCGACCGGCAGCCAACTCACGAAGTCGCTGCACAGCCACGCCAGCAGGGTCTGCAACCATCGGGGCGCGGAAATTGTCGATGGCTGCGATGAGCGCGGCAAAGTCACGCTCGACTTTTTGCGGCCTACTGGCGCCAGACTTTGCGCGATACCAGGCGGACAGTGCATTGCGGAACTGCGCATCATCCACAATTGATTCCTGCGGAATCTTGCCCTTCAGCTGACCTGCTGTGGTTTCATCATTCATAATAATCCTCAAAGTTAAGTTAAATGTTTATGTAAGGCTTAAGACACACACTTTACATATTAATGCCAACCACATCCCCATTCGTCCATCAATAATTCTTCACGCTCTCCTGTTAAGTGACACGTCCTAATGTTCCCACAAGGGCTGTATGTCCACTTGTGATGTGGGAAGATGCGGTGGTAGAGGGATTGGAGGGTCATTTCGGTGGGGTGAAGGTTAGGTTGAATACACGTGCAGTGTGTGCCAGCTTTTCTGTCAATTCTACCGAGTCAAAATCACCATCACTGTTAAGTGAGCTGTCCGCATCATGTGCAGCTTGCAGACTAGAAAACATGGGGTGGTAAGCACGTATCTCTGAAGGCAGGTTGAAGTCTTCATACTCGCAAAGGAAGGAGATACCTGTACCCTCCATTTCAGCGGAGTAATTATCGTCAGGGATACGACAACCTACAGCGCAGGACAAACCGTCATCGCCACGATAGGCACATTGAGGCTCACGGTTGGGATCATACGATGCCTTGGCAGGGCGTCCCTGCTTGTACAAGTGGGCAACTACTGCGTCGAATTCTTGCTGCATGGTGTTCATTTAAAACTCCTTGTCGGTTGGTATGGGTGAATAATATACTTGTTAAGAACTTAGCGCAAGCTTTATTTGTAGGCTTGGCAAAAGAAAAGCCACCTCGAAGGGTGGCTAGTCGGCAACATGTTGGCTCCTTAAACACGCATGGAACTGATGGTTTTGATTAGGGCATCCTGAAGCTTGTCTAGGAACGCGTTGATGTCTACGGTCTCGGCCTTGCCTTGCGATTCTGACTCAAAGCGGTTCTTCTCCAAGCGTGAACGGAGGTGAGCTTGCTGGAGCTTGTTGGCCTTCATGTATTGCTCCATCACTTTCTTGGCCTCATCCATCTCTACCGGCCGAGTCGATTTTCGGTAGTAGTCCACTGGGGCAACCTTCGTGGATTTGCCGTCCCAATAGTCGATGAACTCGCCATCTTCGCGCTTAACGTGGCTGTCAACATCGAACACTACGACGCTGCCTAGGATGTCTTTTCGCACCACAATGGACTTCATCTTAGCAGCACTGATCGGAGACACGTTCGACGCTACATTAGCAGGTTGTTCTTGTTTGGTTTCCACTTTGTTTTCCTTTTTCTCAGCTTCAAATTTCTCATTGGCGTGACGCATAGCGACAGAAATTGCCGATTGGAGCACAGCGTTCTCAAGTGCTGGCGTCAGAGGTGCTGCTTTTTGTGCGGTGGCGTTCATTGTAATTCCTTTAAGTTTGTTTGCCCTGTGGGGCTGGGTTAGTTTGCAAGACACTGTGTGCGTCTCAGTGGTTACTACTTTAATGAGGTCCAAGTGTCTTGTCAAGCTTTATTTGAGGGGTATCTTATTTATTTTCTTCACCGTCCTCTTGCTCCCTCAGCATCTTGAGCCACGCTGTCATGCCAATGCTACTCTTGTGCGTCGCCTTGTATATTAAGTGCTCCACTGCTAGCCAGCGGGAGAAGCTATCCACATAAAGCCCTGCTCTTACAAGTCTATCGTAGCGTTCGCGTAAGCTACCTGGAATCTCATCAGTCATGTCGTTTACCTAAGTTATATTGTGTGCAGGCAATGTAGGAGCCTTTAGAAGTTATGTCAAGAACAATCTACATAAATTTTGTGGAGCCTGTACATAGAGGCTTACACACGGTTGACACGTATTCTTACAAGACGACGAGAAGATAGTAGTAGGAAAATACTGAGAAGGGGAATAACATGCAAAGCATGTAATTGTGAAGATATAGCAGCGGAGACAACGGGGTGGCTAAGGAAATGTTGCTGTCTACGCAACGTGGACGATGTGTTTCTTTTAGACAAGGAAAAGCCCCGTACATCTTTCGATATAAGGGGCTGCTAAAAAAGTCTAGCTATAAAGCTTAATAATTTTTTCGGATGACTTTTGAAATCCTTGACTTTTGAGCCATATAACGGATCTTCACTTTTCCGGCTAGACAGCCTCCTTCTCACGCTTCTTCAAATACTCCCCGTCAGCTTCTACATCACCAACGTCCATGTCAGGATCGGAAATGGGCACGAGATAGGCCGTATCAAATATCCACCAGCCTGTCCAGCCTTTTGAGCGCGTGCTAGGAAAATCCACGGCAACATGGTTGATGGGGATTTCGTTGTTAATAATCTGGCTGTCTTTCACCTCGCCAATCATGCCCGTGTAGAGAGGGGCTGTGAGGGATTCGTTAGGGGCTTTAATCATTACGAGCGTTCCGGCAGAGAACTTATTCATTGTGTGTCTTTCCATTCAAGGTGGAGTTCAAGTGCTCGTTGTGCTGAAGCTACGATATCCTTGTAATCCTCCGTAGCGTCCTTATGACCGCGTTGGCCGACAGCCAAGCACTTCTTAACCATATGTGCAAGTGCTCCATCAGTTACGTTGAAGGCTCGCAAGAGGTCGTAGACATCACAGAACACACCCGGCTTAATCTCACGCATGTATTTGTTACGCTTAGGCTGTTCCGAAAAGCTATTACCTTTTACGTGCCCGTCTGAATCAACCTTCCATGTGAACGCGGCGTCTGGAGAAGCACAATCAATAGTACCTGTTACCAAGTGCCCCACAGGTTCACCAAGACTGCTCAAGCTGCCAACCTTCAGGTTCAGCATGTTACCCTCGTCGTCATAAGTAGCACAATCCAAACGTTGATTACCTTGTGCGTCTAGGCGTTTCACACCAGCGAAAGCCTCATGTGCAGCCTCCTTCGTAAACTCCTTACTAGCTGCGATGCCTTCGAAGAGGGTTGTGCTGTCATTAACCACACCGATTTCTACGGAGCCATCCTCGTGGTAGATGTGGCCCACCCTTTTACCAATATCTTCAACTGTTGGCGTGTACGTGGAGGTGGTCTTAGGCTGCTTGAAATACTCCGCAACTTCTAGCCGATGGAAGCGCCATTTAGTGATGTCAGATGCGCTGCCTGACAGATACCAGTAGAATTTATCAAAGTCACTATAGGTGTTAAACTTACCATCTTCGTGTCCGCTAAAGACAATGTCAATCTCCGTCCCAGCAGGCAAGTCCGGCATAGTGCCTGTGTTGGGGAACCAGCCAAGCTCCTTAGCGTCATCACCGAAGTAAGTTTCAGGTTCTTGTGCAGGAGCAGGCTGGTGAGCGGCTAGGAAGGCTGCGGTGTCTGTGGCAACACATGAATAACTTTCAAAGGGGCCTTTTGCGTAATAACCGTACGTGCCAGCCTCGTAGCAAAGAATACATACATCAGTAGTGCCACATTCCCAGTCTTCTTCCACATACCCTAGCTTTTCCAACAGACTCACAAGACGCTCAGACTGCTCCGGGCTGTCTACTTTAAATTTCATGTTTTTCATATTAAAAATCCAAAGTAAGGTTATAAGCTTCAAATTCTTCCATCGACAGATACCCATCATACACATCAATCGCAGCACGCAGATGCAATATGTAATTAATAAGCCCCTCTCGTGTGTAGTCTACAAAGTCACCTTCATTAATGTTTGTCCGTGCCACGTTAAGTTCTCCTAGAATTTTGTATCGAGTCACTATTATGAACCTTAACAGGCGTCTTGTCAACACTATCTTCACAGCGCAACCAAAAGTGTGGCAAATTACGTTTGAGCAATTGTGTCAAAGCCCACAAACTTAAAATCACATTTTGTAGGAGAGGACCCCCATACAGATTTCCACAATATTGCCCAAACACTAAGATTTATCTTTCTGCACGACACGTTATGGTTTAGTAAATGTTGGCAAGACGTACAACACCATGTTGCAGTGCGACAAACGGAATGTGTATTTCAAAGCAACATGCTGGTGCTCTCCAAGGGGCGTAGAGGCCGCTCACACAGTAGTTCTTCAAATCCCACTGTATAGTAGTACGCCCGCGTATTCGCACCAAAGCCACAGCAAGTCAACAAGAAACGTGAAAATAAACTACTGTGGTGTTGTAGGCGAATTTCTCACAGAAAATTTGAATATTTACTTGCGGGTACGAAAAAAGTAGATCATTATGGGTACATGGATTTGAAACAAGTGGTCGCAGGAATCCTAATTAGGCCGCTAGAACGGCCCTCACAAGCAGCACAGCCCCAAGGGGCACTATAAGGAGCATCAAATGAACGCCACAAATTACGCCCACATCGCCGCCTTCGCTCCACAGGACGAAACCATCCAACCAGACGTTTATGTAACCTATGACGACACTACAGGCGTCACGATCTTCTTCGAGGATGATGAAATTGTCCTCAACCTCGGATACGCAGATTGATAACGTCTCTTATAGTGCCCCTGCTAGGGGCTTTTTGTACATTTTAAGGAGCTTTACATGCCACACGTAATATTCCTGCTAGACAGCCTTATCGCTGCTACGGCATTCTTCATGGCCTACAAAGTGTTCAAGCAAATTCCCGACTACGGATCAGCATTGTTCGTGTCAAGCTACTTCGCCGTGGGAGGCTGTGTCATGGCTTACGTGGCGTATGGCTCGCTGGCACATTAGGAGAAATTTATGAGCTTCCTACTTTTCAGCATATTCTCAGCCCTCTGCACGTGGAGCAGCTTCGCGGCATGGGACGCCTACAAGCATTCTTTCAATGGCCTTAGCAGCCTCATAGCGGCTCTGTGGAGCGTCCTTGCCGTGGGCTGCATGTACATGGCTATTAGCTGCTGGCAGGGGCTGTAATGGCTTACATGAGGCCTACGCGCCGGTTGACAGGAGCCATAACTTGTGTCATAATGATCGTTGCAGTTATCTTTGCTATCTTTCTGGGGAATGTTTGGGAAGACGGTTATACATATACAACTTGGAGAGATGGGCATGAAGCGTATCGAAATTGTAGTAGCACTTATCGCTGCTAACATGATGTCACCTGATGGTGTGAACTACACCCATGAGGAATATTTGATCGAGGCTGCTGGGAAGCTTGCTGACGCTATTATTGCGGATGATAAGCTGCATTCCGTGGCAACTAGTAAAGAACTTTTGGGAGGTTAAGAATGATCTTCGATTTTAAGCAGACAGATTTCTCAAACGAAAACTATGAGAAGTTTAGCCACAAGGTTGGGCAGACTGACTTGCAGCGGCTTACAAGTTTATTGCAAGAGTTTGGTGCAAAAACTAAGCTACAACTGTATGAGGATTCTGACAGGAAAACTCTTGTAGTGGCTGGGGATGTCTACTTTGATTTTGAGGATAATGGGGAGTTTATTAGGGTGGGAGCTTATTGATGACTAAGATTATTGGAATTCGTTGTAAGACAACTGGAGAGTTTATTGTCTATAACTCTAAGTGCGCTTGGACTAAAGCTGGCAATGCCAAGAATGCTTGGGCTAATGCTAACAACAATCGCTACGGCGTAGAGTTTGTTAAGTTTGATGACCAAGACACTCATGAATTGGTTGACTTGACAGAGGCTTACTATCGACTGGAAGGACTTGAGAAATGAACACCATCGAAGGAAGGCTGCAAACAATCTTACGTGTTGAGACATTTACTCTCAAAATCTCGGATGACTTGACAATGCATTCTTGCCATCACTTTGATGTTGTGGTGGACTGGGAATATTGGCCTGAAGTTATTGCTAAAGACTTTGAGGAGCCTAACGAGGACGAATACTTGGAAGTGTCTCAATTGTATGTGCTTGACAAAGCTTATTTGACAGATGAGCATGGCTGGATGATGTCAATTGATCCGAGGGCTAAGCTGATGGATGTTCTTACCCATGTGCAATATAATGCTGTAGCAGATTCTCTACGGCTTAAACAAGGGAGTGTAAAGCTATGAGCGCGCTACCAAACTATCACACCGTGTTGCTGCCAGTTGTTGATGAGGAGTATGAGCAGAAAAGAAATCTTGGACATTTTCTTAACGATGAAGCTGAGGAGGTTTTATGAGTAACGTGGTGCTTTTGGTACTGTGGTTAAGCCTTCCTGTTGAGCAGCCACCTGCTTTCCAAGTGATTGTTGTGACACAGAGTGTTAAGGAGTGCTCGGCTGTCAAGGACATGCTTGAGAAAGCTAATAAGGATGCTAAGGGCCGTGTTAGTTGCCTTCAAGTACTTACTCCGCTGAAGGACGCGGGCAAAGAATTTTGAGGAGTTTAGTGCTGTGCTTAGTGCTGCTAACAAGTACAGCTAAGGCACAATCTGACTACTTTTGTATGAGGTACGCGGTCTGGTCGGAAGCCCGTAACCAATCTCACAAGACGCAACGCGCCGTTATGGACGTTATCGCAGCACGCGTAAGAAAGACAGGGCAAGGCGTCTGTAAGGTTCTTCGCGTGAGAGGGCAGTTTCCGTGGGCACGTTGGGGATTTAAGAGAAAGCTTGACGAACAGTTCTTAGAAGAGTACAATATGGTTCTTAAGATGCCACCAGTGTTTAGTGAGGACAGTGGCTATATTTACTTCAACCAACAACGCCTCCCGTGGGGAAAATCAACAACCCGCATAGGGGATTTATACTTCAGTAGATAGGAGAAATAACATGACATCAACAAATTTAGCACTTTGGCAGCCAGCCAAAGCTTCAGCGATTGAAAAGACAGGCTTGGAAGCATCAGCCGCTGTGGATGGCAACCCTGCAACGCGATGGTCGTCTGCATTCCAATCAAATCAATGGATTGATATCGATCTTGGGAAAGCTCAAATTATTAACACAGTGAGCCTGACATGGGAGGCAGCTTACGCGAAAGCCTACAGCATCCAAGTGTCATTGGACGAGAAAACTTGGACAACTGTGTACAGCACCACAACAGGTGTTGGAGGCACAGAGAAGATCACTTTTGAGCCTGTGAATGCTCGCTATGTCCGTATGCAAGGTGTTAAGCCAGCACGTTATAGCTATTCTCTGTACGACTTCAGTGTGCACAACAGTCTAGTAACTGACAGCGTCTTTGCGGCAGATAGCTTCTGGTATCATCAGATTCCGGCAGATGCACCTATCGATCCTAACTCGGCCAATCTTACGCTTAACTTGACACAGCAGATTAAGACGTATTATAATAACGTCATCTTAAACACGACATCTTACGCAAGCCCTGTGTATGTTGTGCCAGAAGGTGTTCCTACAGTGCCTGTTAAATTCTGGGATTGCCAGGGCAAGGGCTACACACCAGCAGGAATCTTGGATCAATGGGCTGCTGTGCCAATCCCAAGCTATGCACAGCCTGCTACGGGCACTGATGCTGAGATGACTATTTATCAGCCGTCTACAGACACATTGTGGGAGTTCTGGCAAACTAAGGTTGTCAATGGTGTATGGCAAGCTTGCTGGGGTGGACGGCTTCAAAATGCTTCCAAGAACAATGGCACATGGCCCAGTGGCTTTGGCACGACAGCAACAGGCTTGCCATTTCTAGGTGGGCAGATTTCTGCCGAGGAATTGCAACGTGGCGAGATTTGCCATGCAATTGGTATCTCGCTAGTAGACGTTGAAACTTATTGGAAGTATTCATGGCCTGCTCAGCGTTCGGACGGGTATAATCCTACTAGTGCTGCCAATCGTATTGCTGAGGGCCAGCGCTTCCGGCTCGATCCTACGGTTAATGTGGATGCTCTGAAAATTCATCCAGTGGCTAAAACGATTGCTAAGGCCGCTCAGAAGTACGGCTTCATAGTGTGGGACAAAGCAGGTTCTGTTAGTTTGCGTGCATGGAATCCTAAAGGCTATACGTTAGCTGGCAAGGTTGATCCGTATGCTGCGTTGTTTAATGGTACGGCTAATTATGCGCTGCTCAATGGGTTTCCTTGGGATAAGCTGCAGTTTCTGCCGATGAATTATGGTAAGGTTTGATTTTAGATAACTTAGGAGAAATAATATGGACGCTGTAGAACTGAAAGCACTGCTGGTAGAAGACCGCTACTTTACTGAAGACCCAGAGGGCTTCAAAATCGTTGAGGAAGATGAGGATGTAAACGGTAAGTATGCATTCACATATATTGTGCTAAAACATCTCGAAACTAATAAATACTTCCGTATCACTGAAGCTCGCTCAAATGTAGGGCATTGGGGAGACAGTGACTTGATTAGTCAAGACGTGGAAGCTGTCGAGCCTGTTACCAAGACTATTGTGCAAACTACTTACAAGGTAATCAAATGACACAAGAAACTGTGACGATTACTAAAGCACGCTTTGAACAACTGTGTGAGGCTGAAGAGTGGCTTGGCTATTTGGAATCTGCTGGGATTGACAACTCGTCTGCCTACGAGTATGCGCAGGAGTTACGTGAAGAAGCTCGTAATGCTGAGGAGCAGTAATGCCGACAATCGAGCAAGTGTTCCTAGACACTAAGGCGATATTCACAGCCCAAGCCAAGGATGCTATGGATGAAGCTATGGACAAGCTGTACAGCGAGTATCTGCCACACGTGGAGAACGACACTGTTAGCAACGTCCACTTTCAAACATATCGCTGGCTGGAAGCATTCTTCGCAGATTCGCTCACAGGGGATGATATGAAGCTTGACATCACCAGTAAGTATTGTGGGAAAGCTGCGAGGGCGAAGATGTTTAGCGAACACCGGGAAGAATTTGTACAGGCGCTTGGCAGGGATTTTGAGGCTGAGATTGAGGGATTGAAAGAGCAGCTTAATGCGGCGCGTAGGGGGTATTGAATGAAACGTACAGTGCAAGTAACAATTACTAAAGAAATCGAAGTCGATATTCCTGATGACAAACTTACACCAGAAGCCTTGGAAGAGTTTTCCAGCTACATGTGGGAGGTGACAGAGCCTCACGAGTTGTTCACGTATGCCGCTGAGCAATTTGCGCAGTATGGTACATGCTTTGTGGAGGGCTTGGGTCAAGGCGTGCCAAGCCATTTGGTGAAGTTCTCGGAGATTCCTGACCCGATTAATTTTAGCAAAGACCATGAGGATATTGAATCGGAGATTGTTGAATGACTAACATCGTCGTAGAAGGCAAAGCGGGCATTCGTGTAGAAGTAGTGCTGCATTCCATTTCAGAAGCTGGCAAGGAAATTATTACATTCCTTGTAGACCATCCTCGCATTGTACACGCAGAGGAGTTGAAGCATCGCCAGTTCTCCTACTCGGCAGCGAGTAGTCGTGCTATTCCTTTCGACAAAATGGAAAAGCAATTATCGGGCATCCCTGTGCAATTTGGCAAAAACCAGTCAGGCATGCAAGCTGGCGGAGAACACAACGAGCTTATCAATGGAATGTACACGCCCGAAGAATGGTGGAAACTCGCCAAACTCAGTGCCACGAATTTTTCACGAGGTTTTGCTGAGGCAGGC